TCAGGCCAGGATTTTGCGGTCGATATCGCGTACCGACTTCACCCCGGTCAGCACCATGCTGGTCCGCATGTCCTTTTCCAGGATCGCCAGCAGGTTGCGCACGCCGGCCGCGCCGCCCACCGCCAGCGCGTAGATGAAGGCACGGCCGATCAGCACGCCGTCGGCGCCCAGCGCCAGCAGGCGCACCACGTCCAGGCCGGTGCGGATGCCGGAGTCGGCGAAGATGGTCAGGTCGCCCTTGACCGCATCGGCGATCGCCGGCAGCGCCTTCGCCGTGGACTGCGCGCCGTCGAGCTGGCGCCCGCCGTGGTTGGACACCACGATGCCGTCGGCACCGAAGGCTTTCGCATCGCGCGCGTCGTCGGCGTCGAGGATGCCCTTGATGATCATCGGGCCGTTCCACTCGTCGCGGATCCACTGCAGGTCGGACCAGTCGATGCCCGGGTCGAAGTTGGCCGCAAGCCAGCCGATGTAGTCGGCCAGGCCGGTCGGGTTGCCGCGGTAGGCCGAGATGTTGCCCAGGTCGTGCGGGCGGCCGAACACGCCGACGTCGAAGGCCCAGCGTGGATGGGTCATGGCCTGGAACACGCGCCGCAGCGGGCCGTTGCGGCCGCTCATGCCGGAGTGGGCGTCGCGGTAGCGCGCGCCGGGTACCGGCATGTCGACCGTGAACACCAGCGTCTTGATGCCCAGTTCGCGCGCACGGCGCAGGTAGTCGCGCATGAAGCCGCGGTCCTTGAGCACGTACAGCTGGCACCAGATCGGGCGCGCCGACTGCGCCGCGACTTCCTGCAGCGGGCACACCGACACGGTCGACTGGATGAACGGGATGTTGCGGTCCGCCGCCACCCGCGCCGCCTGCACCTCGCCGCGGCGCGCATACATGCCGGCCAGGCCGATCGGCGCCAGTGCGATCGGCAGATCCTGCTTCACGCCGAACCATTCGGTGGACAGGTCGAGCTTTTCCGAACCCTTCAGCACGCGCTGGCGCAGCGCCACTTCCTGCAGATCGCCGACGTTGGCGCGCAGCGTCGACTCGGTGCCGGAGCCGCCGTCGAGGTAGTGGAACAGGAAGGGCGGCAGCTTGCGGCGTGCCGCTTCACGGTAATCGGTCGCGGAAGAGATGATCATTGTTCGGTTCTGAAGAAGAATTGGCTCGGCGTGACAAGGATTATTATGACCCTCTGCAAAATGCTTGTCGTCCAGACTGACAAGAATGACCGCCCGGACGCCTGCCTGTCAACTCGGCGGCGCCTGCGCGGGCCGCTCGATCACCAAACTGAGCGATCGGCGCGTATTGCGCATATTGATATGCTTTAAACGCAGTATTGACGCGCTTCCGGGACGCCGCAGGCGGGGCGCGTAAGATGGGTTCCGGCGAGGTAGCAAAGCGGTCATGCAACGGCTTGCAAAGCCGTCCAGACAGGTTCGATTCCTGTCCTCGCCTCAATACTCTACTATGGCAAATTGGGGATGGTTTTGTCTCTACCCCCACTCTTACCCACGTCGTTAAACAGCCGAGCTTTTGACGCCGCGAGCCAGACTTTCCTGCCATTTCGCCAGGTCATCCTCGTCCCACGCGACTGCGCGTGCGCCAATCTGCACAGGCTTCGGGAACGTCCCGGCCTTGATTCGGTCGTAGATCACGGTGCGTTTGATGCCGACCATCTTGATGACATCTGGCAGGCGAAGAAAGCGCTTCAGATTGCTCATTTTATATCTCTCCTATTCCATTCCTGATTCCGGCCGCTGCCGGCGCTCGCGCAGCGGCGCTACTTCGTCATGCCCTGGGCGGATCGTTCCCGGTACAGCAGGGACGGTGTCAGCCCAATCCAGTGTCGGGGCTTCCTCACGCGCGGTGCGCCGGTCGCCAGGCACAGGCCAGCTGCGCGGGCCGCGGCGGCGGTCTTGTCCTCGTTCACGCATCACGCGCCTCCCTTACCATCACCATGAGCGGGAGCGCTGGCGGCGAAGCGGCGCCGTACCAGCGCTACCAGTTGTTCTGCATCGTGGTCATCGCCCACCAGTACGTCAGCCTCATCGTTGCCGGGGAAGCGGACGATAAAGGTCAGCTTTGCACCCGGCACGAAGAGTTCCGATAGGCCTTCGAGCGCAGCGCAGATTTCGCGGTGCAGCCGCTGTACGTTCGCACTGCTCATGCTGCACCTCCTACCGCGCCATCAGTGGCGCCCGTAGTGGTGGACTGCATGGCGGCGTCGATGGCTGCGCGGAATGAGAGGTGGCCGTCGCTGCCCTTTTCGCTCATTCGACCGCCGCGAGCCTGCCATGTGGCGTAGGGCGAGCCAGGATAGAGAACGTCGAAGCAACGTGCTTCGAGCCAATCCAGTGCACGCAGCGCGCCTGCAAGGTTGCGCTCCAGTGCGGCCAGACGGCACTTGGCATCAGCCAAGCCTACAAGAGTGCCGTGCGGGCTAGGATATGTCAGCAGATCATCCAGAACGCCCACATCGGCGCTCTCGCCTACCTTCGCCACCGGCTGCGCGGCCGCGCTGGTGGCGGTCCCTGCAAACAGTCGGGTACCTGCTGGCAGACCCCAACGTGCTTCGTTCCAGTTCGCCATGATGGTGTTCGGGCGCTCGCCCAGGCCATCGGGAATTTCGATCAGCTCACCGACCTCGATCAGCCCGCCCGCATCGGCAGCTGCTGCCACCGGCTGCGCAGGAACTGTAGGGGAAGCGGCCAGCGACAGGATGCACCATCCTTCCTGCAGGCCGTAGCCGGTCAGCACGTGGCTGACGGTGCGCGTGATCGTGCGGCCGGTGTATTCGAGGGGTGCGCCTGCCGCGATCTCGGCGCCGGTGTGCGTGGTCTCGCGCAGCAGCAGTTCGTCGCCGACGGCAAAGCCGCGATCGTTCTTGCGGATTTCGTGCGTCTTGGCGCCGGCCAGCACGGCGGCAAACACTGCCGGGTCGGTTTTCAGTTCGTGCCGCTTGCCAGTCGTGGGCACTGCCGCCCGCGCTTGCTCAGCATCGGACTGCGCTGCGCTAGCCTGTGCGGGCGAGGCGCCCTGGTCCTGAGACGTTGCGGCCCGCCAGCCGCATCCGAGGCACTTGTCGGTTTCGTGCGGATACTTGCATTCGCGCACTAAGCTCGGCGCAGCCGCACCTGCTTGCTGTTGCTGTGCGGCGGACGACAGCTTGCCTTCGCACACGCGCAGAATGTCGCCCCACTGATCCGGCGTGATGCGGCCGTATTCGTGCCTCGCCTCATAGCCGCTGGCCGCCGCCAGGAGCAACACCAAGCGCGCATCGACCTCCGGCGCCGCCGGGATCTGTACTGCTTCCTCGTCAAATTCAATCCGGTTGACGCCTCGGCCATGGCAGTGCCGGCACTCCTCGCCATCCTGCACGCCGGTGCTGCAGCAGTGGTGGCAATCTTCCCATTCCTCGTCTGCCACCGCTTCAACTGTCGGCTGTGCGGCGCGGGCCTGAGCGATCAGGGCGGCTTGCCATGCCTTCCATGCCCATTTCGTGGCAAGAAACGTGTATGGATTGCCCTCGGAGTAGGAGCGCGCCATTGCGAATTCGCCTTGCTCGGTGCGGAGATCAGTGGCCATGGCTGCCTCGAACGCTGCGCGCTGCTTGTCCAGCTTTGCCGGTGAGAGGGCGATGGTGGTATTGGTGGTGGTCATGGCTCAGTCCTCGAATGCGCGTTTGATCTGCCGTGCGGTCAGGCCGATAAATTCGGCACCGGCGCGGGTCGCGTGGTAGTAGGTCATTTCGGTGCTCGAACGGCCTTTCAGGGCCAGGCCGGCGGCAACGAGGCGCTCCATTGCGGCCATCGCCTCGCCGCCGCTCGTGGCGTAATAGTTGCGAAAGCCCTTCTCGGCTTCTTTGTAGCCCTCGCTGGCGCCGAGCATGTGGCGCAGTTTTTTGACGTCGCTGGGCGCAACGCTGATCACGTGTTCGCTGGCCATCACTCGCCACCTTTCTCGCCCAAGGCGCTCTGCTCCGGCGCCGCCGGCAGCGGCATCCAGTGCGTCACCGTGCCTTCGCACACGGCCACGCTGGCGAAGTCGCCCCAGTTGTCGATGCGCTCGTACCATCCGGCCTTGATGTAGTCCTTATCGTTGGCCTCGTTGTACTCGACGCTCTCGCCATCGTCGCCAGTGGCCTCGATCGCATATTTATGGATGTAGACGGCACGGATGATGCGCAGCTTGTGGCCTCGATGATGCGGCTGATAGGCAGCTAGACAGGTATTTTCCGGAGGCAGCCGATCCTCGACGCTGATCCACTGCACCTGGGCAGGCGCCTGTGCTGCAGGAGCGGCGAGAAGGCGCTGGATGACGGCCGCAGCCTCGATCGACACCGCGAGCGGCTCATTTTTCGCGACCACGATTCGTTCGCACAACCCGAGCAGGCAGGAGCGTTCGAACTCCGTAATGCCGCCCTTCGCGGCACCCGCCGTGCTCGGGTTATCTGCCGATGCAGGGGCGGCGACAGGTTTCTGGAAGCTTCCTGGCGCCACTTCGGTGTAGCCGGAGCCCCTGATGAAGTCGCCCCAGTTCTGAGGTTGCTCGCCCGGCGCCGCGCTCGCCGGCGGCATAGCCTCGCCGCGCGACGTCAGCCAGGTATCGCCATCGCTCAGGGCCTCCTGGTACATGTCATCTGCCGATGCGTCATCTGAAGCAGGGTAGACGCCACCGCCGACCTCGAAGGCACCTTCGAACAGCTGCAGCCGCCAGCCGCCGCCAACGTGAGCCGCGCGCGGCGTGATCTCATAGCTGAAGGGCTTGGGCGCCGCGGCGCCGGCTTGGTCGTTCTGGTTATCCATTTTTCTTCTCCCTCTCGGTCGATTGTTCTTGCGCCAGCGCTGCATCGTTCGCAGCTGGCGGTGTGTTGCGCCGTGCTCGAGCGATGTCGCTCGCGATGGCGTCGTCCATGCGCTGCCGGCGCGTGCTGGTCGGCATCGGGAACGGGTTGTAGGAGCGGCGCTTTTTCATGCTTTTGCTTCCCCGCCCAGGGCTTCGATCAGGTCGCCCAGCATCTTTGCCAGCTCGCCAGTCATCAGCATCATGTCGTTATCGAAACGCTCGTCGTCGCTGAATGCGAAGTTTTCGCTTTCCCTGATCACCTCCAGCGGCTTGATCGACTTGATCGACAGGCTGTCGGTCAACACGAACGAGATGCGGCTGTTCCAGGTCATGGCCAGGCGGGTGCACTGCTTGCCGCTCGCGATGTGGCGGCGCATGTCTTCGGGGTCCAGGGTGTGCTTCTTGTAGCCGACCTCGGCCTGGCTCTCGCCGGTGGCGCGCAGCGTGGCGTTCTGGTCGACCGTGAAGTTGCGCGGCGCCTCGTCGGAATCCAGCCAGGCGGTCATCATCGCGACCGGCGAACTCTGGACGCGCAGCGACTCCAGCGGCATCTTGTCGACTGCCTTGAGCAGCAACTTGATGACGTCGGCGGCTTTCGTCGGGCTGGACGCGTCGACCACCAGCCAGCCGTTTTTCGGGTCGATCCATACGTTGACGTGCGAGCGGACCGTGAACGCGCGCGGCAGCAGCTCGTCGGCGGCGCGCTCCTTCAGTTCCTTCATGGCCTTCTTCCCGGGCGGGAAGCCTTGCTGCTCCTCGAGCTCGGCGGCCTTTTCCTTCGCAACCTGGTTGATCACCTTCGCCGGCAGGACCTTCTTCTCGGTTACCAGCTGCAGAAGGAACTGGCCGGCGACAGCGTGCACGAGCGCACCGGTTTCGCCGCGCGGCCGGGCCCAGCCCTGGCGCAGCAGTTCATGGCTCGACATCGGCGCGAACATCTGCGGGAGCAGGGCGTCTGCCAGCGCATCGGCGGTCATCGCCCAAGGCGCAGGCAGGCGGTAGATTTGAAGGTTCTTAAACCACATCTCTTGGATTCCTTTTGTCTTGGTTATTTGGCGGCTTCGAGCAGTCGGTGCTGCTCTGCCATTTCGATTCGATCGTCAGCGCGCTGCACCTCTGCCTGAAGGATCAGCAGGGCCATCGCGCCGACCAGGGTGATGCCGATGCGGCGGATCACGACGACACCGGCAGGTGAACAGCAATCACCATCACCAGGAAGACGGCCGAGGTGCAGGCGATCGCATAGCCAACCAGGCGAGCCGCGACGTCGACGCCACTTGTGCGCGCGGCCCTCACAGCGACTTCTCCATCACGCCAGCCAGAGCCACCATCACAGCCGCGCCGGCGAGCATCAGGCCTGGGTGGCGGTCGGTCCATTCGATACGGTGCAGCAGCAAGAAGTCCAGCATGGCGATCTCCTTCAGGGTTGTAGGGTTTGGGTTCTTCTACTGACAAAGCCCGGTCATGCCGGGCGGTGGGTGCTGCTGGGTGCGCAGGGTCAGGCCGGCAGATCGGCCAGAGCGAACACGATGCCGCGGCAGTACGGCTCGCCGTCCTCGACGATTTCGAAGGTTTCGTGCGGAATGCTGGTCTTGATGATCCAGCTGTATCCTGGCTCGCCTTCCCAAATCGCCTCGACTTCGGCGCCGCCGCTTTCGCGCCTGAAGTAATCGCGCAGTGCGCTCTTGCCTCCGTCGTCGAGGAGATCATTGAAGTCCGGTAGTACGCCCTTGGCATCGACGCGCACGTGGCAGCCGCACCACGCCCCCACTTCGTCATGAACAGCACCGCGCAGCTCGAGCAGGTCGTCGCTTGCACCGAAGGCCACTACGAGGCCCGCCGCCTTGGCCTGATGCTCCTCCGTGCGATCGATCTCCTTGCGGTACTCGCGGCCGGTCAGCAGCATGGCCAGTTCTTTTGCGTTCATCGTCTGTCTCTCCTGGTTATGCACTGGCGCCGTGCCGGCGGCTCGACATCGAGCGATAGGGGTTACTGCTCGGTGCGCGCTTCCGCCAGCTGCGTAGCGAACCGCACCATTGCCGCGATGATTGCCGCATCCTTGTCTGGGTGATCAGCGATTTCCTCGGTCACGTTGCGCCGGCCGCCGCCAGTTCCGACCGAGACCGTGCCTTCGTCCGTATCGGGCAGGATGCGCAGGTCGAACTCCGCGATCAGCGGGCCGGCTGCGCGCCAGTCACGGCGCCATGGGGCGATGTAGCCGCCCGATCCGGTGCGCGCGTTGTGCGTGCTGGTACCGTGGGTCCGGCGCGGGTAGTCGAAGGTCAGCTGGGTCACCGGAGTGATCAGGCCTGGGCGCAGAATCTTTGCGCCCGGGTGCATTGCCTTGGCCAGAGCGATTTCGTCGTCGATCGCGCTCTCGAGGTAGGCTTGCGGCCATTCGTTCACGCTCACGCGTTTGGCGGGGCTCATTCCGGCTTCTCCTTGTTGCTGTCTGCTGCGTCGAGCAGCGGGTTTTTGCCTTCGGTCACGCGCATCCGGAATTCGCCGAGCAGATCCGCGGCCTTTGGGCAATCCGCTCCCAGGGCAACGCGCAGCGAGATGAGGAAACTGCTCAAGCGCCCGAACTTACGTGCGCAGTAGTCCTCGCAGCCGGCCGGCAGGCTGCCTTGTGCGTCGACCTCATCTGACACATCGATCGCGATCTTCAGCGCCTTCAGAAGCTGTTTCTCGTTCATCTCAAAATCCCCAGATCATCAGGCCCGCGCCGACAATGCCGGCAGCCAGGCAAACACACGCCAGGAAGTTGACAACGCGGTCCTGTGTAGTGCGGGTGGGTTTGGTGTTTGTGTTGCTCATCTGTTGCTCCGGGCGCCCGTCGTAGCGGGCGCGGGGTTGGTCACTTTTGTTCGGCCTTGTCGAGCTTGATGCGGCGGGCGTCGAGCAGCGCATGCTGCTTCTCCAGGTATTCCTCACGCTCCGCGATCTGTTGCCGGCCGTAGTCGATCGCGCCTTCCTTCGTCTCGTGCATTGCGCCCACGCTGTAGCGCTTGCCCTTGGCATCGAGATCGCCGTATTCGAGACTCGACCAGGCGTTTGCGCGCCCAACGATGGTGACTTGCTTGACCACATAGGCCGGCGACAGTACCCAGACGTCGCGCGGGTATTTGCGGGTTTCTGCTTTCTTCATCATTCGATCTCCGGTTCGCTGCGCCCAATGCGCCGCCTGACTTCGTTACCGAGGCCGCTTAGCCTCTCGTGCTGCCTCAACCATGTTCCAGCCCGGCTGTCGCCGGATTTCTTCCAGGCTCGGCGCTGGCCTGTTCTGTTCCTGCCTTTGCTGCATCCAACTGCGCACTTGCTGATTGCTTGGCTTGGTGGTCTGCGGCATCGCTGGCCCCTGGGTGAGTTCGCTGCGTTGATGTAGGTACTTTACCCCTAGGTAAAAACAAACGCAAGGAAAAAATATACCCGCAGGTAAAAATCTGTGTAGAATGCGCTTCATCAGCCGAACTCAGCTGATTGCAAGCCTGGAGCAGGGAGGGGAAACCGCCGACGCCCAGGCCTAAGTGCCAAGGACGCCGGAAGGGCAACGCGTGGGTGGTAGTTCGTAGAGCGCGCCGGGGGATCAGGTGGAAACACCTGGAAAGTCTGCGAAACAGCGAAAGTGTCCGAAAGCGAAAGCATGGGATGCAGGCGCTCTCCACGAAAGCGAGTCTTTTTGACTGGCCTTTAGGGAGGGTGCCGCTCTGGACCTCGGCTCTGCTGGGATACCTTTAGAACCAGTAACTTAGAAATACCTTCTCAGAACAGCCAAGAACAATACGTCAACAGTACCTATACAAGGTGCGCAGGAAAAAAGGCCCGAAAATGTCGGAAAAAATCACGCTGACGCGCTACCTGAAGGGCAGGGGCGAAGTAAAGGCGCTGACGCACATCGAGGCGTTGGCGTTTGGCGTGCCGTATCCGCTGCAGCCAGGTTGGCCAGCAAAGTACGGGGAGACGGAGATCACCGAGGCGATGATCGAGGACCTGAAGGCCAGGATTAGGACCGCGAAGCAGTCGACCGCGAGCAAGGCGCGCCGCGGCCTGGATGGATTGGCAGGGATGCCAAACGAAACGACGCTGGCTACAGCGTCAGTGGTTGCTCAGGCCCAGCCGGCTGCAGCGCCGCAGCGCGCGACCCCGATGCCGACGGTTAAAGCGTCGCCAGTCCCCGGCTTCGTGCTGCGCCGGCCTAAGCGCCACCGCGCACGCAAGCCAGCGCTGCGGACGTAAAAAAGCCCGCTCCAGGCGGGCTGTGGTATCGCGCTTTGCAGATAGGCTATGCTTCGACCGCCTCGACAAATTCCTCATCCACCTGAACATCTTCTATCTTCGATGTCCACTTCGAGCGGGATTCCGATACGATTATCTTTGCGTTACTGATGCGATCAAGCTCGTTTAGCATGTCCAGCATGGACGAAACGTTCTTGTCACCCTTGTTTTTCCTGGCGAAAATCATTCTTAGCATGACATCGATTGCCTTTGGAACCTTCCCGGTCTTCTCCCACTTCGCTACAGCCTGCTCGGTATAGCCCACGGCCTTTCCTAGCGATTTTTGCGAAAGAAGAAGGGCGCACCGGATATACCGGAACTCTGCACCCGTAAGGCGGCCTGGCTTTTGAATCAGTGCCTTGCAGATTGCAACTACCAAGCCGTCAAAGTCGTGGAAAGCCACGGTCTTGCCATATGGGGTGTTGCGCTCGACGTAGCCGTTTTTCAGCCACACATTGCGCAGGCCTCCGTCGGTATAGTGATACATTTTTTCTCCTAGATATGCATTGCTGTGACAACGATCATTGTCGGGTCGTCGTCGTTCACCGCAACAACGACCCCAATGTTGTGTCCTGCGCTATAGAGCTCCATTCGACACTCCAGAGTTCCATAGTCAGTGTTGGGCTCAGGCGTGCGCCTGATCCTACCTTTTCTCAAAACTTCAAAAACGCAGGGAAGCGTAATCTTCCGCTCACGCATCCTCTGCTTCACGTGCTGCGAGATCTGAACATTGATCGAGTTCTGGGCAGCGCTCTGGATATGAGCCTCGATCTGCGGTGTTGATTGTGATGTAAGTTTCTTGGGCTTTTTCATCGTAAACTAGCCTATACAAAATATAGGTTCATACTAGGCCAATTGCAATCGAGTTATCAACAAAAACGAAAAAAATCTAGAGAAATTTGCGAAAAATCTGTGGATAAGTATAAGTCTTGCTTCTTTGTGACTTGCGTGCAACATTAGGCCGATCCGGACCTGATCGGAGGGCAGGCTAGGCAGCTGTTGAAATCAATTGCAAATGCTGAGTTTGGTGTCACAGTCAGCTTGTTCCGGAGCTGCCATAAATGTGAACTCTGCTACAGCCAAGCGCTCACGCCGCCATGATGCGAACAAGTTCCTCTCCGATGCTGGCTGAAGGAGTAGGTACCATCCCGACACTTCGCACTCGCGCCGGCCGGCACCTGGTCGCCGACTGACTTTGCTGGGGAGTGGACGTCTGTCCCGTCCTTCGCGCGGTAGTGGCGGTGACTGAGCAGCTGGGCCTCATCTGGCTCAGCGCGGGGATGCGTCGTCGACCTGGTCGCATCGGCTGGCACGGCCAGCTGGTGGCGCGGCAACGGCGCCGGATCTGGTGCGCGCTGGGCCTGGGCGATCGATGCGCTCAGTGCAAGCGCGAGTAGGGCGGTGGGCAGGGTTCTCATGCGCTCATCTTTAGGCTTTTACGCTGGGTCGGCGAACGTTAGCCCTTTGCCTTTGCTGTGTCGCCGCTCTTTGCCTGGTCTTCTTTCTTGGTATTCGCCTTGATCACAGCATCAAGCTGTGCGACTGGCACGAGCGCGTCCTCTGGGAACGTTGTAGCCGCTTTGGCGCGAGTGTCTTTGAGGCGCTTGGCCGCAGCTAGCAAGTCAGCCTCGGCGCTCCCGGCTTCCTCTGACGTCTTATTCATCTCAGCGAGAGCTTTTTCTCGACGGGTTTTTCTGTATTCGAAACCATAGTCTGAGGAGGGCATGGGTTCAGCAAGAACGTCACGCACATGATCCATGGCATTGCTGAATGCCATCCCTTTCCGATACTTCATCCCAAGGGCGCGGCTAAACTCTTGGCACTCCCTCATATACGCAACCGCCGGGTCGGTGATGTCGGCATTGTCCTTGTTCGCCGATGACTGGATCTCGATATTGCGTTTTTCGATCTCGGCCGTGTCGGCCTCCAGGCGGTCAAACAACTCCTTGAAGGTGATGCTTGTCTTTTCGGTGTCGAGCTTCGAGGAGTTAAGCACGCGGATCGATGCGTTCTTCACAGACGGCGTGACCGCGGCGAGCAATTCGGTGCGTTGATGCTGCTTGTAGCCATACGCTCCGCCGGCGGCAAGTGCGATAGCCAGTCCGATGATGACGGCTGTTTTCTTCATTTTCATCCCTCGTTCGGCATCTAAGCGTGCCGTATCGCTCGCGCGAGTATATCTACGGAAAGCTTGCCAAAAGCTCACCAATTATCACGAAAATGAAGCCGCACAGAAATATTCAATCTGGCATGGCACTTTGTCAGCAATTTGAGCTACACTTTATCCGTACTGTATGGATATACAGTACTTTAGGAATCAAAAGGACAGCCGAGCTTGGAGCCCTACAGTACCCGGGCGCCATTGGCGGCATAGCGCAACAGTGGGAATACTCCGACCGGAGGGGAAGTGGGACAGGAAAAAATACAACCTAACCAGGGCGGCGCCATAGATTCACCTGAAGTTGCGTGCGACGCCGCCAACGACTACTTCCCGTTGACCAGCAGCGAGCGCCGCATCCTCCGCAATTACCGCGCGATGAAGAGGAGTGTGCAGTTGACGTTTGAAGACATCTCGGAAGAGCTGGCTCTGGCGCTGCCGGCGACTCGGCCGGCATGCGGATCCGCGCCGGCGCAGGGTCGTTAATCGTCCACCTTCGGGACCGTGGTTGCAACACGGTGGATCACAGTCTTGCCCTCATCGGTCGAGCGGCGGAATAAATCTACGATAGCCTTCTCTGCCTCGTCCAGACGCTCGAGGGTGGTCGCTCCCGCCACCGCCACTGCTGCGGATTGAACATTGGTCGTACCCTCATCAGGCGCTGGCAGCGGTGCTCGCTCACTCGGCTGTGTGGCGATAGCGCCGGGCTCCATGTCCAATGTGCCTCTGGGTAGCGAAAGTGCGTCCTCGATGAGGTCGCGCATGTCTTCGCCGATCCGCTTCTTCCCGTCTTTCCCCTCAGGATAAAGCATCCTCGAAACGTACGAGGGTGATCTCTCTATCAAATCGGCAAGCGTAGCAGCTCTTCCGCCGCAATGGCTGTGTAAGAGGGCTGAAAGGTTCTGTCGCCGAATTTCATATTTGTCCATGCCGCATTCAAGCAGCAATTTACTTACAGGTAAATGACCCATAGGTATTGACTTCTACTTTACCCGCAGGTAAATTGTAGTCATGGACAAATTGCTGAAGTACCTCAACTCCTTGTCAAAGGAGGGTCGAGCGGCGTACGTCGAGGCGTGCGGGACCAGTGAGGGGTACTTACGAAAAGCCGCTAGCCGACACCAGTCCTTCCGAGCAGAGCTCTGCATTTTGCTCGAGCGTGAGTCTGGCGGCGCTGTTCGCTGCGAGGACCTGCTTCCCGATGCTGACTGGGCATACATCCGTTCGCACTCGTCGATCGGCTCGTCATGCGCGGCAGGTTCTGCGGCGCCTAGCAGCTGACGAGCACGGCGCTCGCCACAGTAGATCGTGACCGTGCCAGCACGCTCGACGTGGAGCGGCACAGCGATCAGATCAAGGTTCATCAGTACGAAAGCTTGGGAAGCGGGCATTTGTTGGGCCTCGAATGTTGTCGAAATTCAGTGTCTCCAGATTAAGTGAATAAAAGGAAACAGTCATGAATATGAATCCTCGTGCCCAGAGCGTCGCCGCCATTCTCCGCACGGAGATCGAGGCCTGGCGCCGCGCCGGCAACACCAGCCGTGAGGCAGTTGCGATCCAAGTGATGGAGTCCCACCAGGCGTTGGGCGGCGAGGCTGCAACTGGCGTCGAGTTCACCTTCTCGGGCGACACCTACACCCAGGCCAAGAAGGCTGCGCAGAAGCTGTTTCGCTGGCTGGACGAAGGCTGCCCGCTGCCGGCCGGGATCGTGCCGAGCATTCTCGCCGCGCTGCCGCTCGACGTGAAGCTGCACTGCCTGAACCAGATGTACCGCCCGCTGGGCGTCGAAGCGCGCAGCCTGCAGCCGGCGACCCCGGCGCCGTTTGATGGCATGGCTCACCTACAGCACATGATCAAGGAAGGCGCCGAGGCCAAGGCGGCCGTTGTGACGGCATCGATTCAGCAGACGCCCGAGGCCCTGCAGCACGCCATCAAGGAAGTTAACGAATCGATCGAGGCCGATACCGCGGCGAAGCGCTCGATGGAGGCAGCTCTAGCCCGGGCAAGCGAGATGACTTCGAAGTAGGGAAGACCCAGGCGGCAGGGGTGCCGCCACCAATACCAAAACCACCAGGGAGAAAACGATGACCACAGCAGCAGCTGCAGCACCGGCCCAGACGGCCGAAGAGTTCAACCCGAATCCGGGCGCACTGCTCGACCACCTGTTGACGTATCTGGACGTCAAGAACGATGCGGCTCTGGCGCGTGAGCTGGAGATCGCAGCGCCTGCGGTCAGCAAGCTGCGCCACGGCCGCATTCCAGTCGGGCCGACGACCTTGATCCGCATGCACGAGGCGAGCGGGATCTCGATCAAGCAACTGCGCGAGCTGATGGGTGATCGGCGCAAGTACTTCCGCCTGACCGAAAAATCCGAAGCGGCGGGCGCGTAGACCGCTCCCCACCAATACCACGATAACCCGGCGCCAGTCCTTGGATCTGCGCGCCGTCATGAAAGGAGGACATGTGAATCAAAAGGTAAAGCCGGCCGCGCCGAAGCTGGTCAAGTTCAAGACCAACTACAGCGCGAAGACGATCGTACAAGTCGAGGTGCTGCGCGAGACCACTGCGTGCGTGTACCTGGCGCCAGTCGGTCGGCAAATCAAAGACAAGGGCGAGCGCCGCGAGGCAAAGATCAGTGATTTCGCCCAGTACCACGACACCTGGAGCGATGCGCATACCTACCTCATGCGCCGAGCCGAAAGCAACGTGAAGGAGGCGCGCCGTCAGCTGGAGCTCGCCAATGGTCACCTCGGAAACGTCAAGGGCATGAAGCCTCCGAAGGAGGGCGAGTGAATCACCAGGAAGAAGACGCGCAGCCGGCGCCACTCCCGATAGAGCCCGGCCACGTAATGCGCCGCGAGAAGTTCGAGAAGTTGCAGAAGCAGCAGAAGCAGAAATGACAAAGCCCGGTTGCAGCCGGGCTCCGTGAAACAAGTACAACTGATTGGAGATCGCATGTTAGCAGAAAAAACCACGCCGACGTCGCACGCCGGTGAAGATCAGTCTTCGGGCGCCGGTGAGTTCGCCGCGCGCACCAGCCACTGGAGCAACGTTCAGGCCGGCCTGAGCTACTTCATCAACCGTCCGGAGGTCGATGCCGAATCCCTGTCTCAACTCATCGTCGGCAACGACTGGCTGCGCCCGGGCGACATCATCCACGTCGCCGAGATCCGCCGCCACATCCTGACCGACGACGACCTGAATGCGGCCGCCCGCGCCGTGATCGGAGCGCAGCCATGAGGCTCAATATCAGCACGACCCAGGGCGAGATGCTGGTGTTGGCCGAGGCTTTTGAAATCGAGGGCAGCGGTGCGCGCTTCGCCGTCCATCGGCCAGTTGGAATTGACTTCGAGGTGTGGGGCGAGTGGGTGGCAACCCATGTCGAAACCGGCTTCAACTTCGCCGGCGGTAGCACGATCGAAGAAGCCATTGAGGCAGCGCGCGAGATTTGGTCGTCGCGTACGCCTGAGCAGCGTGCAGTAGCGATCGCAAAGGCGACCGAGATTCGTCAGGCAATCCACCTCAAGCAAGGCGAGGTGCTCCAATGACCCGCGCCACCAAAACCCCCAACGTCCACACCGCCGCCCGCCGCGAGAACATCCGCAAGCTGGTCGTCGCACTGCAGCTGGGCGAGATGATGCGGGGCGACATCGCCGAGCTGCTGGGCATGAGCCCCTCGGGCGTGCGCAAGTACGTCAAAGACCTGGGCGCCAAGATCAAGATCGTGCGCTACGTCGACCCAGCGCCGCGCACCCGCGGTGAGCCAGTCTTCCGCCTGACGATCGACGACGACCAGGTCGAGGCCTACATCAGCAGCCTCGCATCGGACCCAGAGCCGGCATGCACGCAGCCACGCTCGCGCCTGGCATTAGCACTGCGCGACCCGCGCCGCCACTTCCACATCCTGGCGGATGACACCCACTACGCGATCCGCGTCAGCCGCGCTTTGCCGGCACGAGATCCGCTCGTGGCTCATCTCTTCGGGCCGGCGCCAACTGCCGCAGGAGCACACGCATGATCACCGCCCTTATCCAGGTCACTCCAAACAAGAGCGCCACGATCTACGCCGCGGCAACGGTTATCGCGAAGTGCGGCCCGATGCTGCGCGAGGAACTGTACGCAACGATGGATTTCGGCCCATCGCACACCCGCGAGACGAAGCTGCGCGAAGCATTCGAAACGGACTGGCTGCGCGAGACGCCGTCGGGCCAGGTGGAACTGACCGAGTACGCGCGCCGGCACCTCGAGGCCCAGAAGCCGAAGGAGACATACGTCGGCCAGATCACGCCGGCGCAATATCGCGGCGACTGGCGCAAAGGCTCGCTGAGCAAGCAGTACATCCCGAACCGCCGCGGCCCCCGCGCGGACGTGCCGGCCTGGTCGATTCGTCAGAAAAACTCTACGCAAAGCAAATAGCTATGGAGACGAGCTTTACTGTTTTAACAACCATGAAGCATGTGCGCCAGCTTCCCGATTTCGTCTTTCACTTCGAGATAACTTTCCTTCAATATCCCAGTATAGGCAGAAACCATTGCGCGACATTGTTTGGCTTTGTTTTCCCGATTGGTATCAATCGCGTCCTGCCAAGTACTGACGAGTTCGTTGTGGTGATGAATGGTCTGAACAAGTCCCTGTGCTGCCCTATACGTCCTGACGATCTGGTCTCTAAGAGTGTCATCACTAATCGTACCGATCTTAGGCAGCAACGCATTGTAGATTGTGAACGGTTCTTTAGAAATCGGAATGTGGGCGAAAAAGGGCTGTCCGTCAGTGAGCTTATCAAGCTCGGGACCAAATGTCTGATTAGTTCGATCTGTAATGCTAATCAGCTCAGAGCGGATCGATCGCAACAGGGCAGAAACCTCCTCTCGACCTTTGACATCCTCTCGCCGCTGCTGCATCTCAGCTTGCTGCCAAGATACCCAAACTGCGACCAAGATAGCCCATATCGAGCCGACTGCTTGGAGCCAGCCAGGCCAATCACTGCGATTAAGTTTGCAGAGGTTGCCGATGGCGATAGTGAGAATCGAAAGCGCGAGCGTGGCGACAAGTATGAATCTCGGCGAGCCAGCAAGATGTCGAATTTTGGTTGTCATTACGGAATCTTAACATGATGCGACGTTCGACACTGACGTCTGGTACCAAGCCGCTCGCGCGCCGCACTCCAATGCGCCAGGTCGGATTTTCGCGCGCCAGCAGCAAGACCGCATCCGCCGGCGCCGGCCTGTTGCGCGTCGCTGCGGTTCAGGCCAAGGCAGCGCGGGATCGCGAAGCCAAGCCGCCGAAGCAGCGCAAGCCGATGAAGTCGAGCCGGCCGAAGATGACGCCGATCCGCGCCTCGGCGCGGGGCCAGGAGTGCACGCTCCGCTTCCCGGGCATCTGCAACCGCAACCCGGAGACGACAGCCTGGTGCCACTCCAACCGCCTGGCGGACGGGAAGGGCATGGGCCTGAAGGCGCCGGACGAGCAGGGCTGCTACGGCTGCTCGGACTGCCATGCATGGCTGGATGGAGGGTATGCCGGCCACGTGCCGCGAGAGGTGGTCGATGCGCGGTTCGACGCTGCGCGCATCGAGAGCCAGGAAATCTTGAAAGAGAAAGGACTGATGGCATGCGAGATTTGAACGAACCAGCGCCGGCGCCGTTTGTCCTGCACTTGGGCGACTGCCTGGATGTTATGCGCGGCATGGCCGACAACAGCGTCGATGCGATCGTGACCGATCCGCCCTACGAGCTGGGCTTCATGGGCAACAGCTGGGACGCTAGCGGCATCGCGAACAGCGTCGAGATGTGGCGTGAGGCGCTGCGCGTGCTCAAGCCGGGCGGCCACCTGCTGGCCTTCAGCGGCAGCCGCACTTACCACCGCATGACCGTCGCCATCGAGGATGCGGGCTTCGAGATCCGGGATCAGATCATGTGGGTCTACGGGTCCGGCTTCCCGAAGTCCAAGAACCTCGACGGTACGTGGGAGGGGTGGGGCACCGCGCTGAAGCCGGCGCATGAGCCGATCGCAGTCGCCCGCAAGCCGCTGGTCGGCACGGTGGCAGCCAATGTGCTCGCGTTCGGCACCGGAGCGCTGAACATTGATGGATGCCGGGTGCATTCGGACGATGCTCAGGGCGGCGAGTACTCCGTCAAGCGTTTCGCGCCTGGCGCCAGCGTGAATAAAGACGGTAACTGGAGACAGGACGTGGAATTTGTCGGCGAGATGAAGCCTGGTCGCTGGCCCGCGAACCTAATCCACGATGGCAGCGTCGAGGTCCTGGCCGCATTCCCTGATGCGCCGGGTCAGCAGGGTGACCTGACCGGGCACAGCAAAGACCGTCTTTCCAAGGGGATCTTCGGTGATATGAAGGCCGCGCGCGACGCCATCGCCCGGGGAGATTCCGGTAGCGCAGCTCGATTTTTCTACTGCGCCAAGGCCAGCCGCGCGGATAGGAACGAGGGCTGCACCAGTTCAGACGTGCCCGCAGTGGCGACGGAAGCAACCATGCGCGAGCGTGAAATTGCCGACTGGCCGGCGCGCAACGGCAACCATCACCCGACCGTCAAGCCGACGGACCTGATGGCCTACCTGGCGCGCCTGGTGACGCCGCCGGGCGGCCTGGTCTTGGACCCGTTCATGGGCAGCGGCTCGACCGGCAAGGCCTGCATGCGCGAGGGCTTCCGCTTTATCGGCATCGACATGACGCCGGAATACGTGGAGATCGCCCGCGCGCGCATCGAGCACGAGCTGGCAGCGGTGACGGCCGCCGCCGAAGCCGCCGCGACGCCGGCGCCACAACGTGACCTGTTCGAGGAGGTGGCATGACGACAATTCGCCAAAACCGCCAGCGAGAAACGGGCGAGACGCGCGAGCGCCTGATTCTCGAAAGTCTCGCGGCTGAGCCGAAAACGGCCGCCCAGCTGTGCGAAGCGCTCGACATGAAGCACTCGAACCTCACGGTCTATATCCGCCGACTGCGCGCAGCGCGCCGGGTATTCGTCTGCGATCACGATCGTCGCAAAGGAGATCACGCCGGGAGGCCGGCGCCGATCTTCGCGGCCGGCAGCGAGCCCGACGTCGAGTTCGTGCCGCAGTCGTGCCCGCGACCCAAGATCATCGCCGATCAGCGCCGGCAGCGGGTGCTGGAACTGCTGGTCGAGAAGCCGCGCACCCGCCAGGAGCTGGCGGACTGCATGTTCCTGTGCGTCGAGGCCGCCGGCAAGTACGTGACCGAGATGCGCCGACCCGAGAACCGTCGCCTGTACATCATCGACTGGCGGCACCCGTCGAAAGTGCACAACAGCACCGCGGGCGGCGACTGGACCCCGGTCTACGCGGTAGGGACGAAGCCGGACAAGATCAAGCCGGTCGAGGGTAAGAAAGCGCGCCACGCCCGCCTCCAGAGGATTCCCGAGTACCGGGAGGGGCGGAACCTCAAGCGCAAGGCGCGGTACGCGGTCGAGAAGGCGACGAAAAAGAAGCAAGGGATTTTCGCGGCCCTTGGGCTGTGATTCAAGAAAGGAAACGACATGGGAAGCATGCTGAAAATTCATTCCGGCGCCGCGCTGACTATGACCAGCCGCGAGATCGCCGACCTGGTCGAATCGCGGCACGACAGCGTGAAACGGACCATCGTTCGCCTCGTGAAGGCGGTCGCGATCGGTGATCCACCATTGGTGGAATACCTCGATGAGCTCGGCCGGCCGGCGAGTGAAGATCGGATCGGAAAGCGGGACAGCTACGTTATCGTCGCCCAACTCTCGCCGCAGTTCACTGCGCGCCTGGTCGATCGCTGGCAGGAGCTCGAGCAGCGCGCCGCCGACATGCTGCCGGACTTCACGAACCCCGCCGAGGCGGCCCGTGCGTGGGCTGCGCAGTACGAAGCGCGCGAGATCCTCGAGCACAAGGTGACCGCCGACGCGCCGAAGGTGGCATTTGCCGAGGCAGTACGCGCCATCGACGGCGCCTGCCACATCGAGAAGATCGCCAAAACGCTCGGATTCGGCCGCAACAAGTTCTTCAAGCGCCTGCGCGCCGACGGCATCATGCTGGACAACAACCTGCCGTATCAGAAGTACATCGATCGCGAATACTTCACCGTTATCGAGCAGCAGCCCTACACCGACAGCAAGGGCGTGACGCACGCGACCTTCACGACGATGGTGACCGGCGCCGGCCAAGTGTTCCTGGCAAAGCGGTACGCGAACATCGGGGAGGGCGCCCATGCTTAGCCTCGAAGCCCTGCGCCAGGCCGCACAGACGGTACCGGCCGTCCTGGTCGATTCGGCCCAACTGCTCGAACTGCTGGATACGGTCGAGAAGGTAAAGGCCAAGACGAAGGCGGCGAAAGCAGCCCGGGAGATCGACCCCAAGGATGATCGGTGCGCGCGCTGCCTGTACGACATCGTGCTCAGCACGGCTCCGAAGGCCCGTGAGCCGAACTTCGCCAGTTGGGCCAATGAAGTGCGCCTGATGTGCCAGCGCGACGGCCGCACCCGGCAGGAAATCTGCGAACTGTTCCAGTGGGCGCATCAGGACCGCTTCTGGTGCGCAAACATCCTGTCGCCGGCGAAGCTGCGCGAGCACTGGGACCGGCTGTCGATCCAGCGCGCGAAAGCGGCCGAGCCGAAGCCGCGCGGCGACTGGTGGGCGAACGATGCGACCAAGCTTGCCAAAGCCAACGAGGTCGGCGTCGGCCCGGCGCACTTCGGTGAGTCGACCGCCAGTTGGGAAGCCAGGATCCGCGCCGCGATCGACAACGGAGGCAAGCCGCCCGCGCCCCAGGTGTTCGTGCGCCCAACGCTGCCGGCGAATGAGCCAACCCCCGTCCAGGACCAGATCCGCACGGTTAAGGAGCGCGGGTTCCTGAAAGAGATGCTCCGGCAGGCTAACGAAAGGTCGGCCGCATGACGCGCCAAAGCACTGACATCTGCGCTCAGTGCGCGCGATACAAGGTCAAGGAATACCCGGAGCAGGCTGCGCAAGGGAAGGGCAGATGCACCGGGTACGACGGAGGCTTTGCAGAACTCAAGGATCCGTTCCTGCTGTGGTCAACCCGGGCGTGCGTACTGTTCAACATGGACTGGACGAACAAGGATGCGCGCGCACGCTGGGCGGACCGGCAGAAGGAACGAGAGCAGAACAACAACGCAGTTCAAACCCAAACGAAAGGATGACATGAGCGACACGAAAGAGGCACCGGCCTGCAGCATTGGCGACATCAACAGCACCGAAAAGGGCAGCGGTGCGCGCTTCAATGCCGGCAAGCCCGATTATTCGCTGATCCCGATGGGCACGCTCGAGGACGAAGCTCGCGTCTGGATGTACGGCCGGCAGAAGTACGCCGCCTGGAACTGGACCAAGGGCATGGCCTGGTCGGTGCCGTTTGCCTGCGCGATGCGTCACATGGCAGCTTGGCAGCGCGGCGAGGAGTGCGACCCTGAATCCGGCCTGCCGCACCTCGCGCATGCGATGTGCAACCTGCGCATGCTGACCCTGTACTCGAAAACGTTCCCGCAAGGCGACGACCGGCCGGTGAAGGAGCTGCAGCCATGACGCAAACCCGACTCGGCTCGCTGATCGAAGCCGTCATCAACACGGTCATCGGCTTTTCGATCAACTACTGCGCGAACCTGCTGATCTTCCCGCTGTTCGGCTTCCACATCACGCCAGGCGCTAACTTCCTGATGGGTTGCATCTACACTATCATCAGCGTGGTGCGCTCGTATGCGATCCGGCGCTGGTTCAATGCTCGCCTGCATCGGCTGGCCAGCGTGGTCGCGGCATCAGTGGAGGCGCGCTCGTGATCGTGGTCGACCTGCCATTCCCGAGCGCGAAGCTGAACCCAAACCGCTCCAAGGGCGTGCACTGGGCTGCGACATCGGCCCTGCGCAAGTCCGCTCGATCAGCAGCGTACGCCGTGACGAGGGTGACGGCGCTAGGCACGCCCTGGTTTCACTTCGAGCGCAACAAGAACGAGACGGTTCCGCTGGTGATCACCTTCATCCAGCCGGACCGGCGCCACCGCGACCGGGACAACCTGCTAGCCGCCTGCAAGCCGGCGCTGGATGGCGTGGCGGACGCCCTGGAGATCAACGACAGCCAGTTCGACCCGGTGACGATCCGGCGCGAGTACGGTCAAAAGCCGGGAGGGGTACGCATCGAGATCGGCATTGCGGCCGAGCGGCAAGTGAAAGCGGCGTAAGCCTAGGGGAAGCCGCGCGCCACTCAGCGCGCGGTGACCCTGCTGAGTTTAGGCGGCAGTCTTGCGGCGACGCGCGACACCTGCTGCGCCGATCGCCCCGATTGCGAACAAGGCCAGGCTAGCCGGCTCAGGAACTTGCGTAGGATCGTAGTAGGGAATATCGCGGGGAATAAGGAACTGATCTTGGGTGTCCAGGAACGAGGCGAACTCGGCGCTGACTGTCGTCTGAGTGGCAGTGCCGGTATAGGTGATATCCCTGATCGGAACCCGAAGCGGGTAAGGCGATTGCGGGCCGGCTTCGCTGAGAACGCGCATTGTGTAGTCGAAGGTGCCAGGCGCATCTCCTTCGCTAAATAGGAGCCACATCTGCGCGCTTTGCTCTTCCTGCTGCAGGTCCCTCATATACATGTTGGTCGGGCCCATCCCGGTGAAACTGGTGGTGGTCTCGTACACCCAATTGCGGTGGTACGTGTCATAGCGGTCTTGAGGACGGAACCATCCATTGGTTGTCCAGATCGAGAAGAAGGCGACCGATTTGTCTTCCTCTCGAATCACGACCCTATTGGGGCCATATAAAGGAAATTCGGTCACCAGCCCCGGGCCGCTGAGCTCGTACTGGATATAGCCTGCAAAGGCGCTCGTCGAAAGCAGCGTGCCGGCAGCGAGTGCAATTAGTTTCTTAATCATTATTAGTCCCCTTTGAAGTTCCGAACGGAATAAACGTAAAAGCAAAACGTATGCCAAAGGGAAACATTTTAAGAATATCAAATACTTACGCCGCGCCGGAGTTTAGGCTTATTCGGGTTGTAAGGTTTACCGACGATTTAGTGGCCTCTCACGCAAAAATGCTACACATTGCAATTTAGAAAACTTCGTGCGCGGAAAGATTTTTGATTCCTAATGGTAAGCTCCGGTCAGCTTCAACTCAGCTATATTTACTGGAGACCGCCATGTCGTTTGCCGAACGCTACCTCAACGCACTGAACAGTTCGAACCTTCTGGATGACGACAAGCATCACCAGACCGAAGCCCTGGTAGCGGCGGCGCTGGCGGACCTGTCAGGCGGTTCGGGTGTGGTGTTTGGCACAATGCTGGCGCGCGCGAAACTCGACGGCGTACCGCGCGAGGCGCTGTCGACCAGTAGTCCAGCATTGGCCGTTCTGCTGCGCGCCTGGAAGAAGGCAGTCTTCGAGAAGGGCCATGCGCGCAAGTGGCTCAAGATCCAGCATACGTGGGACATGCCAGCGCTCGAAGGCATCTGCAACAAGATTGCACTGCACTCGCTCGCGCACTGGCTGGGAGGTCAATGCACGGCCTGCAACGGCACTAAGATCGTCGCCGGCCGCGCGTGCACGCACTGCGCCGAAACTCCGGGCTTCGAGCCAGTGGCCGGTGAGGGTCTGTACCGCGAGCGTGTCAAGGACATGATCAGCGACCTGGAGGGCCTGCATCAGTCGCACTCCGCGCGCGCGGGCGCAAGGATGCGAAAGGCAGCGTAATGTTGCTGCCCCCTGAACTATCATGCATCAATAGGGACGATCAGTTTCACGCCAGTAGAAAGGATGGTCCAATACCTACCATCAGCGTCTAGTTCGATCTTGCCGTCTTGGCCAGAGAGGACGAAATGGTCCGTTGGCGGCTTGTTGGTGCCGAATGCGTCTACCCGTATTTTGCTAACTTGGTAAGGCCAGCCGTCTGTTCCGGCGATCGTCCATGTATTCAGTATTTTCATCAGGGCCCCCGGTTATGTGTTGACTTCGAGTTTTACACAACAGTATTGCACAGCCGAAAAAACAGGCGTAAACTTAAGTCTTTCAATCCCTCGGTCCAATGTAATGTGCGCGAAAGCGCCACCATAACCCGAGGCAGTCGAGTTCCCAGCCCGCGTTGACCGCCGGCGCTCGTCTGCAAGAATCACACAATTTCCGTTTCGCTCACTTGGCAGATAGCCCTGGAGCACACCGAGCCCGCCCCGAAAGGTCAGCGGGCTTTTCTGTTTCCGCATCACCCTCGAAGCGCAGCGCGTCGGCACCGCTGCATTATCAACTGTCGCCAGGAATGCCATTGGGTCAACCCTGCCTCATGGGAACTTCGACGCCTCACCGGCGCAACCGGTGGTCACACAAAGCCTAAGCCTGACAACCACTTTCCACGTGCGCGGATGACGGCTGCAGGCTTTGTGTGGCTGAAGCACATGTGCAGCCCAGAGTCTGCGCGGACTAAGTACTGGGCGCTTCAGCTGCAACCTATCGGATCACCAAGTCAAGCTCGCGGCCCAAGGCCTTAAGCGCTGCCGCTAAGGTGTCGATTTTCGTTGAGTGGCCGAGATCGATAATGCGGTTCACCTCTTGCGGCTTGATGTCCATGAGGCGCGCCAGATCCGCCGGCCGGACTTTCTGAGTAAGCATTTCGTTCAACAGGAGCACCTTGGCTGAGGCGCTGAGCGGCAGATCGATAAGTTGCTCGCCTTCCTCTGGTGCTGACGGCGCCGGCACGGGCCGACGATCCTCGAAATAGAAGTCCATCGCAGTAAGTAGCGCGTCAGCAGCCATCGCAAGCGCTTCGGCCTCATCATCGCCCTGGGTGATCGCTTCAGGGATGTCGCGGAACGTTACTACAAACTTGTCATTCTCAGTGCGGGTAAAGCTCGCTGGATATTTCATAGTTTTCCTCTGGTGTTGCGGGTTTCGGAGGCGGCGGCGTTTTGGCCGCGGGTGTTGCTGGTGCGGTGCTGGCATGTGCTGCAAGCCCCTTTCGGGGCCTGCCTCACTTGATGTCCAGTTGTTTTTTAATTTCCTTGATAAAGTCATTGTCGATTTCTTTACCAGGGTGCCGAGGGACGGTGGTTTGTTTGCTGTTTAGGTAGACCTTCAAGTGTTTTTTGCCCTGCTTGAATGTCGCTCCTTGATCAGCTAGCCACCGTACGAACTCAGTCTGCTTCACCGCACCTCCTTGTTGTGTTGTCGATGTAGTTATAATAAACAAAAACGTTTATAAAAGCAAGCATTTTTGTTTATTTCATCAAAGGTTTCGCGGGCATAGCTCAGCTGGTAGAGCGAAAGTCTTCCAAGCTTTTTGTCGCCGGTTCGATCCCGGCTGCCCGCTCCAGTGTCTCTCCCCAAGGTCTCTTAGACTTCGCCGCCAGGGCGCAGCAATGCGCCGGCGGTTTTTTATTTGAGGTGCGCGATGCGTCAGCCGGTCATGATGAGAGTCGAGATCGGCGGCGACGTCGTACGCCGTATCGGTGAGGTTGAGATCCTCGCGCGTGACCTGACGGGCCGCCCGACCATCTCGCACTTGCGCCCGCAGTTGCTGCCTGGCGAGATCCTGCGCGAGCGCCTGGGCCGCATCCCCGAGATCATCAAGGCTGACCAATGAACTACGTCGCAAACATCTACCGCGCTGCGATCCTGCGCGCCGTGTTCGGCCCTGCGGCCAGTGAGCTGAAGGTGCACGACATGGCGCGTCTGAACCAGTTCGCTGAACACCTGGCCGACTGCGAGGCGGCCCGCTCGGCGATGCATGCCAAAGGCTACGGCCGCAACGCATCCTCGTTCGTCGAGGTCGTGCGCGACATCCCCGACAACGCACCTTCGATGCTCAAGCGGATGTTCGCACCGCGCACCTTGATCGGCTACCCGAGCCTGGGCGAAGTGCATGACGTGTGGAGCGCGCGATGAGCAACGACTCCAACGTGATTCAGCTGCGGATGCGGCCCTTCCATCAGCGCTTCATCCGCTCCTATCGGGGGTGGCGCGCGGCCGGCCTGTCGCGCATGAAGGCGCTGGCCGCTGCCTGGCGCATCAGTCGTCTGCTGTCGAGCATCCGCTGATGCCCAAACTACAAACCCTCAAGCCGCGCCTGCAGACCGCAGGCAGCCGGCTGCCAACCCTTGCGCCAGTCCGACCCGACACGGTCGAGCGCGTACGCGGCTGGCGTGGCGTGCAGGACCGCGAGCGGGTTCGCAAGCGTGACTGCGGCCTATGCCAGCAGTGCCATCGCGCTGGCAAGGTCAGCGTCGGCGTCGCGGTCGACCACATCGTCCCGCTCTGGAAGGGTGGCAGCGACGAGGATGCGAACAAGGAGCTGCTCTGCCAGCCCTGCCACGACGTCAAAACTGCACGCGAAGCGAAGGAGCGTGCGGGTGGGGGTGCAGCATAGCCTGCGCTAGCGATACAATGGTCATTTCTAACCATTATCGCCATGGAACCTCATAAGCAGCGAAGTGAGTCACAGCAAGAAAGCGTGAAAGCAGAGAACGAGAGCATTGACCTATTGGACGTTTCAAAAGAGGGAGGCGCCAAATACATTCTCGTTCCTGCTCAAGTAACGACGTGCGCTCCACAAAGTCAATCCAGAGTCCAGATAGAGTCTCAACCTCTGAAAATTAAGGTAGATACGGACACCGACTGGCTTGCTGTGTTGGTAACACCCCTTGCGATCGCGATCGCAGCCGGTATCTTCACGTACTTTTCAAACAGGCAGCAGATTCGCAGTAGTACCGCCAATTATCGACACACATGGCAGGTGGACCTACGCAATGCACTTGTTAATTACGTGAGCGCGGCCCAGCAAATATTAGTCAAGGCAGCTTCGAACAACAGATTTCCTTTGCATCAAGACGCTGAGTCGCTGCGGACTCAGCTCCTCAGTGCACAGAACACGATCGCATTGATGCTTGACGCGGAAAAAGACTACGCGAAGAAATTAAAAAAAGAAATGTTGGCCGCTAACAAAGCCATCTTTAGCGTCCCGCCAGAACTCGACAATGGTCATATTGCACTTAACGAGGTTATTGCAGCAGGACGGATTGCCATCGAACGCGCGTGGAAGGATATCCGTCGCGACCTGCACCACGGCGCAAAGATTGAACTAAGGACTGGGGAGGGGCAGGTATAAAGTCTAGGCGCCTTTTGGCGCAGACACCGCACTGTCTCTCACGCGCAGAAAAAATCCCCCTTGGAGGAATTTGTTAATGGCTTTAACAGGCAAAAAGCGAGCCTTCGCCGATGCCGTTTTGGCCGGGTTCTCGAATAAGGAAGCGGCGATTCGCGCTGGCTACAGCGCCGCGACCGCCGCGCAAGCTGGGGCGAGACTTGTTAAAGACAAGGACATCGCTCCGTACCTCGCGGCGAACAAAAAAGCATCGGCGCCCGCTGCTGCAACTCCGCCGCCGCCACCTCCGCCGCCAACGTTTGACGTCGCCGCAGCGTTGATGCACTCCGACCCGAAGGCGTTCTTGGCTGCCGCAATGAATGACGCTGCACTTGAGCCAAAGCTTCGCATCGACGCGGCCAAGGCGCTGATGCCGTTCGTGCACGCGAAGCTAGGCGAGGGCGGAAAGAAGGATCAGAAGCAGGCAAACGCGGAGAAGGTTGCGAGCCGCTTCGGCCAAGCTGCACCACCTCGACTGGCTGCGGCCGGCGGTAAAAAGGTTTGAATATGGCGTGGACGACAGCTTGTCCGGACTGGGAGCGGCGCCTTGTCAAAGGCGAGTCGATCATCCCGCCGCCGATCTTTCCAGATCAGGCCGAGCAGGCGCTGGCAATTTTCAAGCAGCTTCAGGTTACAGACCTGCCGAAATCAGTCTGGGACGAGGCGCTAGGCAAGTACCGGAGCCCAAACTTCGGCGAGTGTAGTGAGCAGTGGGTTTTTGACTTCGTCTCTGTGATCTTCGGCGGCTACGACGCCGAAACCGGCAAGCAGCTGATTCGCGAGTTCTACCTGCTGATTAGCAAAAAGAACACGAAGTCAACCATTGCTGCCGGCATCATGCTGACGGCCGTGATTCTTTGCTGGCGCGAAGGCGAGGAGCACTTGATTCTCGCGCCGACTAAAGAGGTGGCGGGAAATAGCTTCGGCCCCGCGGCTGCGATGGTGCGCGCGGACCCTGAGTTGAACGAGCTGTTCCATGTCCAGGACCATGTCCGCACAATCACGCATCGGGTTTCGCAGGCATCTCTAAAGGTGGTGGCTGCCGACACCGACACGGTGTCCGGCAAGAAATCAGGCAAGGTCCTGGTCGACGAGCACTGGCTGTTCGGCAAGCGCGCGAACGCCGAGGCGATGTTCATGGAGGCTCTTGGTGGACAGGTTTCGCGCGATGAAGGCTGGGTTATCTTCTTGACGACCCAAAGCGACGATCCGCCAGCTGGTGTTTTCCGCGAAAAGCTGCAGTATTACCGCGACGTCCGTGATGGGAAGATCGAAGATCCTCGGTCTCTCGGCGTGCTTTATGAGTATCCGCCATCAATGCTGAAGTCAAAGGCTTATCTCAAGCCAGAGAACTTCTACATCACCAATCCGAACATGGGGCGCTCAGTGAGCGCTGAGTGGCTCGAGGATACGCTGAAAAAGATGCGGGCCAAGTCGGACAGCGCATTCCAGCAGTTCCTGGCAAAGCACCTGAATGTGGAAATCGGCTTGAACCTGCGATCGGATCGCTGGGCCGGTGCCGACTTCTGGGAATACCCAGCTGATCCCACCATCACCCTGGAATCGCTGCTCGACCGCTGCGAGGTCGCCGTAGTCGGCGTCGACGGTGGCGGCCTGGATGACTTGCTTGGATTGGTCGTAATCGGACGCACGAAGCAGCCTGAGACATATTTCCAGCCACCTCACAAGGACGAAAACGACCGGCTGATCCCTGGTCAGCAGGTGACCAAAAAGCGCTGGCTGTTCTGGGCCCATGCCTGGGCGCACCGGATCGTTCTTGAGCGCCGACCGGAGATCGCACCTCGCCTCCTGGACTTTGTGAAAAGCGGCGACCTCACTTTGGTCGACGCGCCAGGTGACGACGTCGAGCAGGTCGCCGACTTGATCTGTCAGGTCAAGGACGCAGGCCTCCTGCCCGAGGAAAAAGCGATCGGTGTCGACGCCTCTGGCATTGGCGACATCGTGGACGAGTTGCTCACGGAAGACCGCGGCATCGACTTCAAGCAGATTGTCGCAATCTCGCAGGGCTACAAACTCAACGGCGCCATCAAAACTACAGAGCGGAAGGTTGCGAGCGCCCAGATGGTGCACGCCGACCAGCTAATCATGGCCTGGTGCGTCAGCAACGCCCGAATCGAAGACAAGGGCAATGCCATCCTGGTCACCAAGCAGGCGTCCGGCAAGGCAAAGATTGACCCACTTATGGCGGGTTTTAGCGCTGTTTCGCTGATGGGCCTGAACCCAGCGCCGAAACAGGCAACTTCTATTTACGACGAGGGCGTAACGATATGAGCATTCTCGACTATGCGACCCTCATCGCTGGCGTCTTGGGCCTCGCGGCTATCACAATCGGCGCGGGCATGATTTTCCTGCCGGCCGGGTTCATCGTGGCTGGCGGTGGTCTCGTGGCCTGGTCGTACATCGTCGCGCGCGCTGGCGCAGGCAGTAAGGGATAACGATGTTCGCCAAACAGTTTTTCGGCTCGCAGACAGGCTCAGGTTCCGGCGGTTGGTTGTCCGGACTTGGCGGCGCACGCTCCGATGCCGGGCCGCTCGTCACCGTCGAGTCGGCGCTGGCGCTCACTGCGGTGCAGAACTGCGTCAGCCTGCTGGCGGAGAGCATCGCCCAGCTCCCGCTCGACATTTTCCGCCGCCTCGAAGACGGCGGCCGGGAGTCGGCCAAGGATCACGCTCTTCACCGCATTCTGGCCTACCGCCCCAATGGGTGGCAGACACCTCTGGAATACCTCGAGCAAAGCCAGATGAAGGCCGGCGCGCGCGGCAACTCGATCAGCATCATCGCGCGAGACAGTGACGGCACGGTCACCGACCTGCTGCCGGTGCCGACCGAATCGGTCCAGGTGCTCAAGGGGCCGGACCTGATGCCGTACTACCGCATCGACGGCCAAGACCCGATCCCGCAGCGCATGGTGCATCACGTGCGCTGGTGGAGCCTGAATGGCTACGTCGGCGTCTCGCCGATCATGCTGCATGCGAACGCTATCGGGCACGCCCGGGCCATCCAGCAATACGCTGGCAAGTCGTTCCTGAACGGTACGGCGCTTTCGGGCGTGATCGAGCGCCCTAAAGAGGCGCCACCGATCAAGGACCAGTCGGTGATCGACCGGATCACAGATCGTTGGCAGCAGATGTATGGCGGGGCGGGGAACGCAAAGCGCGTCGCGATGCTGCAGGAAGGGATGACCTTCCGCGCGCTGTCGATGACCAACGTCGATGCCGAGCTGATCCTGGCACTGAAGCTGGCCAATCTCGACATCGCGCGTATCTACAAAGTGCCGCCGCACATGATCGGCGAGCTGGACAAGGCGACGTTCTCGAACATCGAGCATCAGGCCATTCAATTCGTCATCTACACGCTGCTGCCGTGGATCAAGCGGCACGAGCAGGCGATGATGCGTGACCTGCTGCTGCCGAGCGAGCGCGACGAGTATTACATCGAGTTCAACGTCTCCGGCCTGCTGCGCGGAGATCAGGCCTCGCGGTACGCCGCGTACGCCGTAGCCCGCCAGTGGGGCTGGCTGTCTGTCAACGACATCCGGCGTTTGGAAAACATGCCGCCGATCAAAGGCGGCGACACCTACCTGCAGCCGCTGAACATGGTTGACGCAGCCAAGCCGCTGCCGACCACACCGCCAAAAGCCAGTGCCGAGGCAGTAGCAGAAATCGAAGGAATCCTCGCATGAAAAACCGTTTCCGCATCGCTGGCATGATCTTCAATCAGCCGCTGATGGTGACTGAGGCGATGCTGGACCAGGCTGCGGCCTGGGCGAACCAGCAGATGAGCCTGAACATCGTCAACTTGAGCGTCAACGGCGCCCAGCCGCAGATGATGGAGGATGCCGAGGCTTACGACAGCTCGGCCGCTCGCGCCGATGAAGCGCGCCGGCAGGCGGTCGCAGAGACCGGCGTGGCCATGATCCCGATCCACGGCGTCCTGGTCAGCCGCTCCACGCAGCTGAATCTGTGCGAAACCATGACCAGCTACGAGCAGATCCGCTCGCAAGTGAGCGCGGCGCTGGCGGACCCGGCCGTCGAGCACATCGCCTTCGACATCGACAGTCCCGGCGGCAGCACGACCGGCGCGTTCGAGCTGGCCGACTTCCTGTTCGAAGCTCGTGGCGTCAAGCCGATGAGCGCGATCGTCAATTTCAGCGCCTACTCGGCGGCCTACCTGATGGCGTCGGCCATCGGCGACATCTCGATGTCCCGCACCTCCGGTGTCGGCTCGGTGGGTGTGATCGCCAAGCATCTGGACCAGTCGGCGCGCAACGAGCAAATGGGTGTGAAGGTCACCACGGTCTACGCCGGCGCGCACAAGAACGACATGAGCCCGCACGAGCCGCTGACCGAGCAGTCCATGAAGTTCCTGACCGATATGGTTCAGGGCTACTACGCGCAGTTCGTCGAAGCTGTCGCGAAATACCGCGGCATCAGCGCAGACGCCGTGCGCGGCACCGAAGCAGGCGTGATGTTCGGGCGCGCCGGCGTCGACATCGGCTTCGCCGACCGCATCGAAACCCCGCAAGCGGCCGCTGATCGCATCGCGGCTCAGGCCCGCGCTACCCGCGCGGCGCGCACGACGAAGAATTCCTCCATCGGCGCCCGCGCGAAAGCAATGGCGCTCCAGACCCAAATTTGACCGCGTTCGCGGGACAAGCAACCAAGCCACCTTCGGGTGGCCTTTTCTTTTCTAGGAGAGGCAAATATGCCAACCATCAACGAGCTCCGCAGCGAACGCGCCAAGGTCAACGCCAGCGTCCAAGCTCTGGCCCAGATCGAAGCCAGCGGCGGCACCCTGACCGCTGAACAGCTGACCGAGTTCGCCGGCCTGCAAGCCAAGTTCGGCGAGCTGACCGCACAAATCACCCGCATGGAAGCGGCCGAGACCATCGCCGCCGCCGCGGCGGTGCCTGTGGACCGTGCGCTGAACGCCGCGCACCAGCCCGCCCCGCCGCCCGCTGCCGGCGCTTCGGCCAGCATGCCGGCCCGCCCGCGCACCCCGGAACTCCCTGGTGCGGGCATGTCGCGCATGGTCCGCGCGCTGGTCGTCGCTGGCGGCAACCAGCAAATCGCAGCCAAATTCGCCATGGACAACCAGTTCGGCGAAGACGTGGCGATGGCCCTCAACACCCTGACCCCCGGCGCCGGCGGCGTCCTGGTCCCGGCGAACATGGCCCGCGAAGTGATCGAGCTGTGGCGCCCGCAGTCGGTCGTGCGCCGCCTCGGCGCGCGCTCCCTGCCGCTCACCAACGGCAACATCACGCTGCCGCGCCTGAAGGGCGGCGCAGTGGTTGGCTACATCGGCAGCGATACCGACATCCCGACCACCGGCCAGACCTTCGACAACCTGAAGCTGTCGGCCAAGAAGCTGACCGGCCTGGTCCCGATCTCGAACGACCTGCTGGCATACGCAGGCACCAGCCCGAACGTCGACAAGCTCGTGGTGGACGACCTGACTGCCGCGATGAGCTCGCGCGAAGACAAGGCCTTCATCCGCGACGACGGCACCCTCGACACGCCGAAGGGCCTGCTGGCCTGGGCGCTGTCCGGTTTCAAGATCGCCGCCTCGGCTGGCGACACGCTGCAGAAGATCGAGAACGATCTCAACAAGCTGATCCTGTGCCTGGAAGCCGTCAACGCCAACATGGGCGCGCCGGGCTGGATCATGTCGCCGCGTACCTTCCGCTTCCTGGAAGGCCTGCGCGACGGCAACGGCAACAAGGTTTATCCGGAAATGAAGGACGGGAACCTGAAGGGCTACCCGATCGGCAAGACCACCCAGGTGCCGAACAACCTGGGCGCAGGTTCGAACGCTTCGGAGCTGTACTTCGTCGACTTTAACGACTGCTTCATCGGCGAAGACGAGACCCTGCTGATCGACTACTCGAAAGAAGCGACCTACAAGGACGAGGGCGGCAACGTGGTCAGCGCCTTCCAGCGTGACCAGACCCTGGTCCGTGTGATCGCGAAGCACGACTTCGGCCCGCGTCACCAGGAATCGATCGCGATCCTGACCGGCGTCACCTGGGGCGCCTAACGCGACCTGATCGCCGGCTCGCTACGGCGGGTCGGCCTCATCCCTTCAATAGGAACTGAACATGCAATCGGTCCAATTCATCAAGCCCTGGAAGATCTACAGCCCCGGCGACATCGCTGGTTTCGAGGCCGAGCAGGCCAAGCGCCTGGTCGACGGGGGCGTCGCCAAGGAAGTCGCGGCAGAAGCACCGACAGAAGCTGCCGCAGACGCCAAATCGGCCAAATCGGCTAAGTAACCCATGAAGCCCGAAACCGCCGCCAGGCCCGCCCAGATGCGTGCTCGCCGGCGGAACCGGCTCGTTCGAACACCCTGTCGGAGATCCGCATGATCCATCTGACGATGACCCCCGAGACCTTCAGTGTCCGCGCATACGACAGGCCTGACGGCTACGAAAAGCGACTGCCGTACCGGGCCATCGTCCAGGTAAAGAGCCTCGATGGAAAAATCGCTCACCTGGGCGGCGCGATCGGCACGGTCGACCGCGAAACCTGGAGCGCACTGCTCGTTTTGCTGCGAGAGAAGGGCTTTACCGCGGTAATGCTTGAGCGGCACGGCCGCATGAGAACCATTGAACTACCGCCGATTGAGGCGGACGCCGCCACAGCCCCGTTTAAGGACGCCGACGCATGACCTTCAAGAGCTCCAGTTCGTCGAATCCGCGCACCTATCTGGCGATTCCCGATGCCGCTGCCAGGACGCTTCCGAACGCTCCCTGGGCCCTCGGCTGCGTGGTAGTGCTCGATGGGAACCTGGCTAACACGACCAACCAGTCGCTGATTGTCACCGGCAGCCAGAATGTTGCCAGTTCTTTTCGGCTGGTCATCAATACTGGCATCTCGCAGCCCGAAGTCAACACCTTCCTGAATGCCAGCGCATCCGGCACATCGACGCTGAAATTCACGCCGACGGCGGGCGCTGCTTACTTGATCGTGGTTCAGCGCGGCGCCGACGGCGTCATGAAGACGAAGATGTGCCCGGTGCTCACCACGTCTCCGACGGATGGCTCCGCGGTCGTTACGTCGACGATCTCGAACCCGACCTTGGCCACTGACATGCCGGGCGCCGGCATCGGCGTGGGCGGCGTTCAGTGCATGATGATCGGCGAGCGCGCTAACGACCAGCGCTGCGACCAATCGATCGAGCGCGTGTTCCGTTTCGACGGCGCATTGACCGATCTGGAAATCGCAAAACTTGCGTACGGCCTGGAGCTCGGCGACCTGAGCAAGACGCCTGTCTGGTACTTCCGTCTAAAGGACGGTTCCGACACGGCTGATCTGGGTCCGAACAAATACGCAGTTACGCTGAGTCAAAGTCCTCTGCCGACCGGCACAGCGCCAGGCTACGGCTACGTATCTGTGAACTCGGCGCCAACCGTCACTGCGCCTTCCATGTCGAGCCCGGTACAGGCTGGCACCACGGTCACCGCGTCGTCAGGTACAGTGGCCGGCTATCCGTTCCCGCAGACCACCTGGCAATGGCTGATCAACGGTGCTGCCATCAGCGGCGCCACCAACGCCACGTATGTGCCCACGGTCGACGACGTTGGCAAGACGCTGTCGGTCAAGCAGATCGTCAGCAGCAACCAGGGCACCTCTAACGCTACCAGCACCGGTGTTGTCGTCGCTGCCGCGGCGAACGCGGTCTACGTGACGCCGCCCGACAACGAGCGGATTTACCAGCGCAGCGGGACGAGCGCAGTAGTGCCGTTCTCGGGCACCTATACCGGTACGCAGCCTACCACCATCGAGATGCAGACGTACCTGTCGGACGGCGTGACTGTTGCTCGGGCGTGGTTTAACACCGGTGCGACGATTGCCGCCGGCGGCACCTGGACCGCGAGCATTAACATGCCGCAGACCGCAGAGAAGGTGCGGCCTCAGGTGCGCAGCAAGGATGCGAGCGGGAACATCATAGGGCAGCCGTCGGCAATACATGCGAACCGTTTCGGCGTCGGCGACCTGATCGCTTTCCTCGGCTCATCCAGCGCCGAGACTTGGGATGCCCCGGTCAACGGCACCACGCCGGTGGTCAATACTGTCAGCCGGTTCAAAGACTCTTGGGGCGTCTATACCACGAAGAACTACGCGGACACGATGGCTTCCGCGATCGCAGCGAAAGCCGGTGTCGTTGTTGGCATTCTGCCGTATGGCGTCGGCGGCACCAGCATGGATGACTGGAACGTCACTGATCGGCTGGGCGTGTGGAGCTCGTTCTCGGCGGCTGTGAGGGCTGTTGGCGGTAAGTTGGCGGGTCTGTTCGGGACGCTCGGGTCTAACGACGCTGCGGGCGGTCCTGGTAATGTTCAGTCTCATGCTTCGCACGCGGCTAAGATCCGCCTAACGAATTCCCGAGTGCGCTCTCTGACTGCGCAGCCGAATCTGAATATTCTTTGGAGTGGCTACAACCGCCGTACCGCGCAGAGCACGGGCATGACACAGGCACAGTTCGATACGCAGTCGAACTACGTGCGCATGGCTGAGAACGAGGTGGGCGATGACGCTAACGTCTACCACGTCCAGGCGCTCGATTACGAGTTGAGTGCTGACGGCATCCACCTGACCACCGGCGCGGTGAGTGGCTACATGGCGTGTGCACAGCGCATGGCCTATGTCTGGAACGCGGCGATTTTCGACGGGGTCTACAAGCGTGGCCCGAAGATCACGGCGCTGGTCGCCAGCGGCAGCTCGATCCTCGGCACAGTGCTGCTGCGCGGCGGCGACACCGATGTCGTCACGCCACTAAGCAAGACCGGCTTTGCTGTGACGGACGCTTCTGGTGCGCTAGGAATCACCTCTGTCACCCGCATCGACGCTACGCACTTCAGCATTGCATGCGATCGCGCCCTGGTCAGTCCGGTCCAAGTTACTTATCTGGCTGGTAGCGCACCGCCAGTCGATGGTGCCATCTATGGCAACGGCACCCTTGCTCTGCCAATGGCGGTGGAAACCGAACTGGCAACGACCTGGGTCGAGTCAAGCGTCACTGTCTCGGGCGTCGCGGTCTCGCCATCGACGGCGACCGGGTCAACCACGTTTTCCGCTACGGTCTCGGGCTCTGGCTCGCCATCGCAAACGGTAACTTGGGCGGCGACGGCCGGCACGATCACGAGCGGCGGCGTGTTCACTGCGCCTGCGGCAACGGCATCGGCGCAGACGATCACGATCACGGCGACAAGTACCGTTGATCCGACGAAGTACGGTACTGCAACAGTCACGATCCCGGCCGCGGTGCCGACTGTAACGGGCGTCAGCGTGAGCCCAGGTACTGCGAGTGTCGCTGGCGGGGCGACCCAGCAATTCAATGCAACCGTAGCGGGTACGAATTCCCCGTCGCAGAGCGTTACATGGAGCGCAACGGCCGGCACGATCAGCTCGTCCGGCCTGTTCACCGCGCCGACAGCGACGAGTGCGGCGCAGACCATCACCATCACCGCCACCAGCGTCGCAGACTCATCGAAGAGCGGCACTGCGACGGTGACGGTGGCAGCTGCAGCACCGACGGTCACCAGTGTCACCGTGAGCCCGAGCGCCGCTAGCATCTCGAGCGGCGGTACGCAGCAGTTCTCCGCAGCGGTCGTCGGCACAAATACGCCAGCGCAGACAGTAACCTGGTCGGCTACTGGCGGCAGCATCAACGCCTCAGGGCTCTTCACAGGGCCTGCCGTTACCGGGGCATCGCAGACCATCACCGTGACCGCAACGAGCACGGTCAACACGAGCAAAACAGGAACGGCGGTGGTGACAGTGACAGCAGCGCAGCAGCAATCAGGTGCGGGCGGATTTACTCCATCTACGTCACGCACCCTTAAGGTATTGGCCGGCCGCGGCGGGTTTTCGGCGGAGGGTGGCTTTTGGGATTTGTCGAATCCCGACAAGCCGGTTGGCATCATGGACCCTAACGCGATTCTCGACATCTCTATCGACTGGACGCAGTACCTGGCCGACATCGGTGCGCCGACGCTTTCGCTGGGCGACTTCACCGTCGCCGGGGTCCAGAACGTGAGCGTCTTCGGACGCGGAAACCTCACCATTCTGTTCGCGTCCGCGCTGCCTGGCTCGGCCAGCGCGAGCGTGACCTGCAGGATCGCAACTAACACCACGCCGCAAATCGTGGATGAGCGGACCTTCTATCTCAAGTTCGAGGACAAATGATCGATCAAACGTTCCCGTGCACTGCGAGGGTGCTGAAGGGCGATGAGGCCGTCGAGGCGCTCGCCGCCGCAGCTGCCGCGAGCCAAACCCCGGCAGTTCAGTATGCCAGGGCGCCCACAGCGCCGAGTTCGAAACCCGCCACTGTCCGCGCGCCCACAATCCAAGGAAATACGCGATGAGCACACGACTGATCGTCCCGCCGGTAGGGCTGGCGGTGTCGATGGACGCCGCGCGCACGGCTGCTCGCGCTGATCTGCGGGAGGACGGCACGTCGGCGCTCGACGCTGAAATCGAGCAGGCGATCCGGACGTACACGACCGAGGCTGAGGGCGAGATGTCCCGGGCCGTCATCGAGCAGGTGTGGCGCGTGACGCTCGACTGCTTCCCGGCGGCGCCGCGCGGCGGCCCTGGTGCGATCCCGCTGTCGAAATCGCCGCTGCTGCAGGTCGAGCACGTGAAGTTCTACGACGTCGACGGCATCCAGCAGGTGCTGTATCCGCAGGACTACGAGGCCGACGGCGAGAGCGAGCCGGGTTTCATCGTGCCGGCGCCGGGCTTCGCGTGGCCAGCAACCGCGCACCGCATCAACGCCGTCGAAGTGCAGTATCGCTGCGGCTACGGCGCCGATCACACCACGGTACCGGACGGAATCAAGGGCTTCATCCTGGCGCGTGTCGCCGAGCACTTCGAGACCGGCGGCAAGCCGACCAACGAATACGTCAGGCGCCTGCTCTGGCCCTACAAGGTGTACAACCTATGACGATGAACGATCGCTTCACCCTGCTGAAGCCGTCTGTTGGCCGGGATGCTGCCGGCCAGCCGACGCAGGACTGGGTTGCGCTTCCAGAACGCTGGGGTGGCGTCCTCTTTCAAACTGGCGCTGAGGTGATGCGTGCAAATGCTGCGGTGGTGGTCAAGCGTTGCTCTATCCGGGCGAACTACGACCCTGCAGTCGATGAGTCCTGGCGCGCGCGTCACTTGGGCGTTGAGTACAACATCGCCTCAGTCCAGCGTGATCCAAAAGACCGGCTGAAGATGTTCCTGGTCTGCGAGGCCGCCAAGTGATCGGCTTCGACACGTCGGACCTGCTGCGCGCCGTGGCGGAGACGGTCGGCCAAGTGACGCCGGACGAATCTACGCTGCGCGCGGTGGGCGTCGCCGGCGCCGACGTCTTCCGCGAAGAGGCGAAACACAATGCCGCCTCCCATGCAAAGACCTGGACGATCTACCGAAGCATCATCATGAAGCATTTGCCGGAAGACTCCGACGGTGCGCTGCGCCAGGCGTATCTGGTGACGGTCCGGAAGGGCGACTATGGCGGCGGTGACGCCTTTTACTGGCGCTTCGTGGAAGAGGGCCACAAGTTCGTACCCAGGAACACCAAGATCGGCAAGCGGGGCAACAAGATCGGCTGGGCCGCGCACCGCCGCGCCGCGGAGCTTGAGTACGGCACCGCCAGCGCGCCGGCATATCCGTTCATGCGGCCTGCATACGACAGCAAGAAGAGTGACGCGATGAACGCGATGACCCTGCAGCTGAAAGAGCAACTGGTGAGGAACGCGACCCGATGACAGTCCACGTTGAAGTGCGCGATGCGCTGCGCGGCCTGGCGGGCGACAGGATCTTCCCGCTGATGGCTGATGAGAACACGGCGACCCCGTACATCGTCTACCAAGTTGTCGGCGGCGACGCCCAGGAGTACATCAGCGGCGAGAAGCCTCAAAAGAAGCAGCGCCGCGTGCAGGTTCGAGTGTGGTCCAAGTCGACCATCGAGGCTGCTCAGATCGCCGAGCAGGTAGAGGATGCACTGCGCGCCGCCGTCCACCTGCAGCCGGAAGTGCTGACTATCCCCGCCGACACCTACGACGAAGCCACGAGATACCGCGGGACGATGCAGGACTTCTATCTGTTCTGCTGACCAGCCCAACCCAATCCGAGCCGCCCCGAGCAATCCGGGCGGCTTTTTCATGCCCGGTTCCCGGGCTTTTTTACATCTGAAAGGCCCAAATGCAGCTGCCCAACAACATCTCGTTCGCCATCGCGACCGCCTATGCGACCGCCATCACCCTGACCGCCGTGTCGAACGCTTCCGAGGCGGTTGCTACCGCCACCAACACCCTCGCCGCGGGCGACCTGGTCGAGTACACCGGCGGCTGGAGTCAAGCGAGCAACCGCGTGTTTCGCGTCAAGGCGCCGTCGGGCACCCAATTCACGCTCGAAGGCCTGGACACTAGCGACACCTCGCTGTTCCCGGTTGGCGCCGGCGTCGGCTCGGTCCGCAAGATCACGACCCGCGTACCGATCGCGCAGGTGACCGCTGCAGACATCTCTGGTGGCGACGGCAAGACCGTAAATGTCCCGCTGCTGGACACCTCTGTCGACGTCACGCTGCCCGATGGCTTCAATGCGACGGCCCTCACGCTGACCATCGCTGACGAAATCAGTCGCCCGCATCATGCCGCGCTGAAGGCAATCTCGGACGGCGTGAAGATCGCCGCGCTGATCGGCACCCTGCCGGGCGGCGGCCTGCTGCTGTACTCGGGCTACTGCTCGTTCAACGAGAATCCTTCGCTGTCCAAGGGCAGCGTCATGGCCGTGAAGGCCACCTTCTCGCTGCTCAACAAGGTCGTCCGCTACTAATCGTAGCCGCTTTGCCAGCCGGCGCCGCACTGTCGGCGCCGGCCTTTCCGCCGCGCGGTCGCTCCTCGCGGTCTTTTTATTCCCCATCCTGAAAGATAAAAACCATGGCAGCCAAAAAATTCTCCCTCACCCCGTCGCCGACCTTCAAAGCGCCGGTGTCGATCCAAGTCCCTGGCGGCAAGACCGTCCAGGTCGAGTTCACCTTCAAGCACCGCAACCGCGAAGACTTCCGCGAACTCACCGAAGGCCTGGAGGGCCGCAAGGACGTCGAGATCCTGCTGGACATCGCCAGCGGCTGGGAGCTGGAAGACGCGTTCGAAGAGAAGAACGTGCAGAAGCTGGTCGACAACTACCTGGGCGCCGGCCGCGCCGTGCTGGAAACCTACGTCGCCGAGCTGACGGCCGCCCGCGCAAAAAACTGATCGACGTTGCGACCGCCCTCTATACGTCGGAGCCGACCGACGCCGAGCTGGCGGTCGCCGGCCTGACGCGCGAGGACGTCGCAACGTCGACCGAAGTGTGGCCCGACACCGAAGGGGCCTTCAACCTGTTCCAAAGCCTGCGCACTCAGTGGCGCGTCGGAATGGGCGGCCCAGTCGGACTGGATTACTTCGTGGCCTACCACCGCATGGACCGGATGGGGCTGTCGCCGGCCGAGTACGACCAGCTTGACCGCGATCTGCAGGTAATGGAAGCGGCCGCACTGGCGGTCATGCACGAGCAGGCTGAGGAGCGAGCGGCGCGCAACAGGTAGCACTAGATCAGAGATCAAAAGGGCAGCTTGGCGGGTGGCCAACCAGCGTCTTGCGCGCGAAAGAAGTCTCGCTCATCAACCTCGATTTTGATGTCGATTATGCAGGTTGTTCCCTCAATAGCTCGTACCTCGGCGATGGCTCTGTCGAGGTACGCGGTTAGTCCTGGAATTTTAGCCTTTGGTAGCTTTGCGATTCGGCCGCCTCCGCCGCCCGTCCCAGGCGCATAGAAGCACATGAAGTCAATATGCGGTAGATCCCAAATGACAACATCATCACCGACGTTGCAGAGAGCGGCGACGGCGGGATCGACGTTTAAGGCGCGGAACTCTATAAGAACCATCGTGTTACAGAAGCAGGACTAGCCAACCCACGTTGTGCGCACCATTTCCTCTGTAGCGGCGTCCAAATTGGCATGAGCAACCTGATTGGCTGACGCATTCACAACGATTAGCGGAGCCCCCTTGGCATGAGCGCTCAGTTCATTTGCAACATAATCTGCTCCGAAATCTGTCTTGACAATGAAGATATTCGGATAAACACGGGCCCACCCACCAAATTTCTTCAACGCCTCAGCTAGCGCATGATCGTCTGGAGTTCCAGGCACGGTGCTGATTGAAACGATAACGTTGTTTGCCATTTTCAGGTCCTTTCGTGGATCGCCCTCACTGGGGATAATTTAACACGGAACTATTGTTAAATGGTAAACATCGGCTCTCCGTAATTTTGCTTACGATTCTTCCCTTAGAGATACGGCAGGCTATTTGCGCTGGTGTAACATTACTTTTCCAAGACTAAGGGGAGAGCGATGACAACACTTATTCAATGCGATGGCTGCGGCAAAGAGATATCCAAGCAGGCATCCACATGTCCCGGGTGCGGCCACCCCAACAATAAAGCCAAGCATCTATCCGCAAGCAACGTGCTTGCGACCTTGCTTGGGCTGGTTGTGTTTATTTGGTGGATAGCGCCGAGTGGAGGTGGTCAAGTTGCAATGGACAGCGCTGCCAAGCAAGTCGCAAAAGACGCCGAGGAGCAGTACGACATCGCCCAACGTAGCGGCGATAAGATGCAGGCCTGCGTACATGCCGGGTTTGTATCGGCGGCATATATGCAAGCAAAAGATGAGTCCAGCTATAAGAACTGGCTAGCGATCGAGAAGCGCGATTGTAAGGCCGCAGGTGTTCCTCGGTCTTAAGTAAACATGGCCCGAAATCGGGCAATTTCTCACAAGCCACCTTCGGGTGGCTTTTTTATTGGGCGCCTCATGAGTGAAATCGTCAACACCGCAACAATCAAAGTTGTTGCTGATGCAACTGGCGTTGAGGCTGGCCTTCGCTCCGCAGAAGAGGCTGCCAGCAAGACCGGGAAAAGCATTGACGGCATCGGTGCGGCAGCCGATAAGACCGGTAAGACGGTCGAGGAAGCGGTTGCAAAAACCGGTAAAAATCTCGATAACCTAGGCGCCACCGCAACTAAGACCGGCAGGGCCATAGATGAGGCTGGTCGCGGCCCCGGCTTTGCTGGTGTGGGCGAGGGCGCCGGCACGGCCGCTACCAAGGTCGATCGCGCCACCAAGAACATGGCTGATTCGATCCAGCGAGCAATTCAGGCGCAGATCGCGCTGTCCGCCGGGGCAAAGGGGACAGCCGAGAACTACGCGGCGCTTGCCCAGGTGCGCGGCGTGAACTTAGACGCGCTCAAGCCACTGCTCGCGCAACTGGACGATGTGAAGCGCAAGGCGGAAGTGGCCGCCGAGGCGCAGCGCAAGCTCGACGATTCAACCAAATTCCTTGCGGATCTGAAGTCGCGCTTCGACGGCATCGGCAAGACTGCATCGCAGCTCGCCGAGATGCGAGCGGCCCAGCTTGGGGTAAGCGAATCCGCCGCACCAATGATCGCCCGCATGCGAGAGGCCGAGCAGGGGACGAGCGGCTTGTCGGCGATGCTCGGGCGAGCGAAAGAAGCGCTCGCAGGCCTAGCGGCCGGCATGTCGATTGCCGCGTTCGTGCATCAGGTGATCGAATCCCAGCGAGAGTTCGACAAGCTGAACGCCTCGCTCATCACAGCAACGGGTTCGGTGGATGGGGCGAAGCAGGCGTTCGACGCGCTGCAGAAGTTCGCGGCGACCACGCCGTATAGCGTACAGGAGGCGACTGAGGCTTTCATCCAGATGAAAAATCTCGGACTTGATCCTTCAGAGCGGGCTCTGCGATCGTACGGCAATACTGCATCCGCCATGGGCAAGAGCCTCGATCAGATGGTAGAAGCGGTCGCGGATGCGTCGACCGGCGAATTCGAGCGCCTGAAAGAGTTCGGCATCAAGGCTAAGCAGAATGGCGATCAAGTGTCGCTGACGTTCCAGGGCGTCACCAAGACCATCGGCAACAGCGCCGATGAGATTCAGGATTACCTGAAGAAGATCGGCGAGACGACTTTCGGCGGCGGCATGGAGCTGCGCGCCAAAACCTTGGATGGCGCTATTAGCAACTTGGGAGACTCGTGGGATTCGTTCCTGCGGAAGGTAGCTCAATCGGGCCTTGGGGACGCCACCCGCACCGCCGTAATGGGGCTGAGCGGCGCAATCGATTCCTTGGGCGGCTCGATCAACATCCTGTCAAGCACCCTCATGGCATCAGCCAAGATTGCGACAGCGTACGTCGGTGCATTCGTCGTGGCGCCGGCAGTATTCTCGGCCGCCGCAACTGCCATTGGGACTCTCCAGGTGCAACTCGCCCTCGCGCGCATGGAGATGGCCGCAGGAGCAACGGTTTCGAGCTTGCTCGCCACAAGCCTGGGCGGTGTATCCGCATCCGCGTTAATGGCCGCCGGGGCCCTCGGAAAGCTCAAACTGGCTGCGGCTACCTTGTTCGCAGCATTCACCGGATGGGAAATCGGAAGCTGGCTGAACGATAATTTCGTTCAGGCGCGGGTTGCTGGGCATGTATTCGTCGATTCAATTCTGACCGGCTGGGAAAATATCAAGTACGGTGCCCAGATGTCTTGGGAGGCCATCAGCTTCGCGTGGGACAAGACCGTCGCCACGATGAAGAGTGGTTTTGCGGGTTTCTTGGAAGGGGTTGCGACGGGGCTGTCGAAGGTCGGCGCCACTGGCACATCCAGGGAGATCAGCGCATATGCAGAGGAGTTGCGTGCGGCCTCCAACGCAACCGGTACTTTCGCGAGTCGCACCGCGGCGCTCACAGCCGAGCACGAGCGGTCCCTCGACATCATCGGAAAAACGACTGACCGGCTTGTCAGCAACGAACTCATCAATGCCAGGGTGGTTCAAAGCTCGGCAGGCGGGCTTGCTCGATACAAAACCCAGATTTCTGATGCCGAAAAGGCTGCGCAGGCATCGGCCGACCTGATCGAGGTGCGGCAGAAACTGGCCGGCGTCGATAAGCAATACCTTGAAGACCTCAGCAAGTTGCAGTCCGCGCGTGAGGCCGGCGCCATCGGCGAAAAGGAATACATCGCCCTGGTGTCCCAGCTGGCGACCGAGACTTACGAGAAGTCGTCGGCAGGTAAGGTTTCGGTAGACGCGCTGAAGAAAGAGTCCGACGCCTACAAGTCTTTGGTGGTCAGTATCCAAGAAAAGATTGCAGCATCGGCAGCCGAGGCGGCCGGGCGGGGTGCGTACACGGAATCTCAGAAACTCCAGGTCGCGCTTGATGAGCAGGTGGCGTCTGGCAAGCTTAAATTGAGTGCCAGCCATAAGGCCGAGTACGAGGCGCTCATCAAGCGGCTGTCGGTCAACGAAGAGGTGATCGCATCGAACAAGCGCGCAGCTCAGGGGGCCGCGGATTTCGCCAAGATAATGAAGGATTATCAAGACGAGGTCGACCGGTCTATCGCTTCCACCATCCAAGAGGCGGAGCGGAATGAGCAGCTGGCGGCGACGTTCGGCATGAGTCGCGCCGCCGTCGCAGCGATGGAAGTCGCTCGACTGGAGGAGCAGTTGGCGCAGCGTGCCTCGACTGCCATGACGCTTGATGAGATCCAGAATCTCGAAAAGCTGATTGATGCTAAAAAGCGTGGCGCAGCCGCGTTGGCAAACCTCGAAACCGTGGAGGCAAACAAGAAAGCCTTCGACAAGATGACGGAGGATGCGAAGCGCTCGGCCGAGCAGATCGGCCAATCGCTGACCGACAACATCATGAACGGAGGTAAGAGCGCCGCCGAGTACTTAAAGGACCTGTTCCGGACGCTGATTCTGCGGCCCATTCTTTCGCCAATAGCAACGGATATTGGTTCGATGCTGACCAGTTCTCTTGGTCTTGGCGGGACAAGTGTCGGGCAGGCCACAGCCGGCTCGGTAAGCTCTGGTGCGAGCGGTCTCATCAGCGCCGCGCAAACGGCCTCCAACATGTATAAGGCCATCACCAACGGCTTTGCCGGGTTGTCGGATAGCGTCGCCGGCGGTGTTCAGTCCTTGATGAGCTCCATGGGTTACACGCCCCTGGGTTCGTCCGGCCTGGCGACCGCATCGGGCCAAGCGCTAACACCGCTCGCTAGCATGGCTGGCACGGTGGCAAGCGCCGGCGCTGGCATCCTGGCTGGGCGCGCTATCGGCGGTGCGATTTCCGGTGGCTACGGAAGTAATTCTGCGGTGAACACCGGTACCGCAGCCGGCGCCGTCATCGGCTCCATCGTGCCGGTGCTGGGTACAGCGCTAGGCGCGGCCATCGGTGGCGCGTTGGGCGGCCTGTACAACCGGGCGTTCGGCTACAAAGACAAGGAGATCACTAGCACCGGCATCAGCGGCACGCTGTCGAGCGATGGCACGATGGCGTCGAGCTATTCGAAGTGGAAGCAGGAGGGTGGCTGGTTCCGGTCCGACAAGAGCGGGACCGATACCACGGCACTATCTTCGGACGCCATCGCTGCGATCACGAACGGCCTCAACCAGCTCAAGGCGGTGTCTTCGAGCTTCGCCGATAGCCTCGGTGTCGATGCGGCGTCGATCGCCGATTACAGCAAGACCTTCAACATCGACCTAGGCAAAGATGGCTCGATCACGGACGGCCTGCCCCAACTGTTGACGACCGTTGGCGATGAGCTGGCCACCACCCTGGTGCCGAGCATCATGCAGTTCGCCAAGACCGGCGAGAGTGCAGCGACGGTGCTGGAGCGGCTTGCTGGCGACTTCAACGCTACCACCTCGGTGGCGCAGTTGATCGGCAAAACGGCGGCGCAGGCCTTCGGTACCGTCGGCATCGAGTCGGCCTACGCGCGCGAGCGCCTGGTCGACCTGGCGGGCAGTGCGTCGAACCTGACCTCGTTGGCATCGAGCTATGCGCAGAACTTCCTGACGGAAGGCGAGCGCCTGGCGCCGGTGGCCGCGGCGGTCGATGAGGCGATGTTGAGTCTGGGCCTGTCGTGGGTCACCACCCGCGAGCAGTTCAAACAGGTGGTGGATTCGCTCGACCTGACGTCGCAATCGGGCGCAGAGACCTTCACGTCGCTCATGCAACTGTCCGAAGCCTTCGCTCAGGTGCATGCGGCATCGGACAAGCTGACCAAGACGGAATCGGCAATCGCGGACGAGCGCAAGACCCTGCAGGACCAGCTGGACCAGTTGACGATGACGTCGGCTGAATTGCTGGCCAAGCAGCGGGACGCCCTGGATGCAAGCAACCAGTCGCTGTTCGACCAGGTGCAGGCGGCACAGAAGGTCAAGGACGCGCAGGATGCGGCCAAGACCAGCCTGGGCGACTTCATCACCAAGATGAAATCGTTCTCGGAAACCGCGGCTGGGCTGAACAACAGCCTGGCCCTGGGCGATCTGTCGACGCTCACGCCCGAACAGCAGTACATCGAGGCGCGCAAGCAGTTCGAAGCCACCCGGCAGGCAGCAGCAGCGGGCGACGCGACGGCGCAGGGCAACCTGCAGTCGATCGAGCAAACGTTCTTGCAACTGTCGATGAAGCTCAACGCCGGCGACGCGCAGTATTCGTCGGACTTGGCGACCGTCATGCGTACCAACGACGAACTGTCCACCTGGGCAGCGAGTTCGGTCGACGTGGCGCAGGCTAGCCTGGATGCGCTGAACAACTCGTCGGCCAGCCTGACGGACATCAGCGCAACCCTGACCCAGATCGCTCAAGGCGTGCAGTACCTGCCGGCTGTGCTGACGGGCCAGGACACCTCGATTACCACGCCGACCTACACCATCGACTACTCCCAGTACGGGACCGGTGGCTCGGTCGCGTTGGCGGAAGAGGTGAAGGCGCTGCGCGCATTGGTGGCCGACCTGGTCACCGAGGCCAAGGGGCGTCGTGCCGATGCGCAGAAGCAGTCCGATGGTCAGATCACCGCCGGCGCGGTGGCTGTACGACAGGCCGCAGAAGTCGTTGTTGACGGCATGAAGGAGGCTGCGACTGATGCAGCCTGGGCTGCAGCAAATTCGAAGAGGGAGCCAACTTGATTACTGATGAGCAATTTGCAGCGTGGCTGGCATCGGATTCCGCGCTGCGCTGCATGCTGTTCGAAGTGGGATCGAGTGCAGGTACGCGCTACCTGTCGAACACGATGTACAACGGCAGCTCGGCCACCACCAGGTATGAAGCGGTGGTGGCCGGCGGCCTGCAGGTCACTGAATCGATTTCGATGGATGCAGATGCCAGTCTGTCGGTCGGCGACATCGAGATTTACAACAACGACGGCGCCCGGGATTCCTGGCTAGACGACGTTTGGGCAAACCAGCCGGTGCTGGCCTTCCTGGGCGACGTGCGCTGGGACCGGGCGGACTTCCGCCAGGTGTTCAAGGGCGTCGTGATCGACATCGGCTGCAAGTCGCGCGATCGCCTGAACCTGCGCCTGACGAACCAGCTCGAGCGCCTGAACACGCCGGTTACCGACGTCAAGGTGGGCGGCAACGCGACGAACCCTGACGCTCTGGTGCCGGTGTTGCTGGGGGAGGGTAGCAACTTCACCCCGGTGCAGACCAACCCGAGCACGCTGGAGTACGCGTTCGGCGGCGCTGAGCGACTGGTCGAGGCCCGGGTCGACGGCAAGCCGCGGGAGGTCACAGTAGACCTGACGACCGGCCGGTTCAAGTTCACATCGGCCATTGGAGGTGCGCAGGTGACGTGCACCGCCCAAGGCGTCAAGTACAACGGCTCCTACGTCAACACCATCGGCAAGCTGGTTCAGTACCTGGTGACGCAGTGCGGCAAGGCCAGCACCCGCTTCACCACGGACGAGCTCGATACCGTGCAGTTGGCGGCGTTCGAAACCGCGCACCCGCAGCCCGTCGGCCTGCCGCTGTTCGAGCGGACCAATGTACTGGTAGCGGTGCAGCAGCTGGCCAGCAGCGTCGGCGCCCAGCTCGTGCCGTCGATGGCCGGCAAGCTGAGACTGATCCAGTACGCCGTTCCGACGTCGGCCTCAATCGAGATCCCGCTGTCCCAGCAGATCGACCGCAGCATCACCATCGCCGGCCGCACCGAGGTGCAGGCCGCGGTGAAGGTCGGCTACAACAAGAACTGGACCGTGCAGGACAACCTGCAAACCCTCTTGCCGGCGGCGCACAAGGACCTGTACTCGCAGGAATGGCTGACCGTTACCTCGACGGACGCCGCGGTGCAGTCCGCTTACAAGCTGGATGCGGAGCCGACCCAGATCGACACCTGCCTGCTGCGCAAGACTGACGCCCAGGCCGAGGCCGACCGGCGCCTGGCGATCGTCAAGGTGCCGCGCACCACGTACCGCTTTGAGGCAACTGCCGCCCAGCTGCTGACCGAGCTCGGCTCGGCGGTGAAGCTGTACAGCAATCGCTTTGGCCTGGCAGCCGGCAAGCCCGGCCTGGTTACATCGCGCTCCGTCAACTGGGGCACGCTTCGCATCACCATGGAGGTAACCGTCTGATGGCGGATATTGTCAACGACCGCGACGTCCTGATCATGGCGACGGTGCCGCGCTTTACGCCACCGACCGATCGTGGCATGTTCCTGACGCCGTCGACCGCGCTGTTCAAGGTGTCGTCGGGCGGCATCGGAGCGCCGGCGTCGATCACGTTCCAAGCGCAGCTGCTGAACATGGACGGCACCGTGACGTGGTCGTGGACCGACGGCATGGCACCTACCGTGAACGGCAAGGAATTGACGCTCACCTACGCCAACTTCTCGGCTGTCACCGGCACGATCACCGCACAGGTCACCGTCGACGGCGTGCTGTACACCCAGGTCGCCAACGTCTCCAAAGTGGTCGACGGCTCCAGTTCGAGCGTGCAGCTCCTAGAAGTGTCGACGACGTCGCAGATTTTTAAGGTATCCAAGTCAGGCGCGAACGACCCGGCCAGCATCACGATCACCGCTACGGCGCAAAACCTGACGGGCACGCCCAGCTTCACGATTCCCTACGGTACCGCCACGCTTACCGCAGGCCCCAGCTCGAACCAGAAGATCCTCACGTTCGCCAACATGGCCACCGACAGCGTGACCGTCAAGGTGAGCTTGGGTGGGCTCGAGGATAACGTCACTATTATCAAGGTCCGAGAGGGCGCCGACGGCAGTGATGGCCTGGCGGCGTTGCTGACCAACGAGAGCCACGCGCTGCCCGCATCCAACGACGGCGTTATCAGCAGCGTCTCCGGTGCCGTCACCACGATGAAGGTCTACAAGGGCATCGTGGATGACAGTGACAACTGGACCTACTCGTTCACCCCGGGCAGCTCCGCATCGACCTTGTCCTATACAACCAGCGGCGGCACGCTCGCGGTCACTGGCATGAATGCTGGTGTGGACACAGCATCTGTCGACATCACCGCCAGCAAGGCGGGCGCAAGTTCTATCACCAAGCGCTTCACGGTCACGAAGAGCAAAACCGGTGCAAGTGGAACCGGCCAGCAGGGCCAGCGCGGCAACGTCGACATCTCGGCGGTGACTAACAGCAGCGTATGGTCGGATGCCGAGGCGGTCGCCGCGCTGGCCGCCGCCGGCTACGGCGCGCCGCAAGTGCGTGACCTGGTCAACCTGTACAAGGCAGACCGGACGTTCGGCATGCAGAAGATGTTCAACGGCAGCGCCTGGGTGACGGTCGACTACGTCTACAACGGGAATGTGTTCGTCAAGGGCTCGATTCTGCCGGAGTCGATCGACACCCGCGGCCTGACGATCCGCGACGCTCAGGGCAATATCATCCTGGGCGCTGGCGTCGGCCTGCCGGCTGCCTACGCGGCGCCTGGCACGCTGAACAGCGACCTGAATCCCGCAATCAGTAGTGCTGCCCAAACCGCACTCTGGACGGGCGTATCCGGGCGCCCGAATACTTACCGCGTCATCGCGCGCGGCGGATCGGGGACAGGTAACGATCTGCCAGAGGGCATGTACATCAACGGGGTCGCCCGCGCGTACAGTGCAAGCCGAAGCTACAACCTCATTGTGATCCGTCGCTCGGATTGCGCGGTCGTTCATGCGCTTAATTACGACGTGTACGGCATGGGTGAGACTGCGCAGGGACGTACGGCCTACCACCTTGCAGAGAAGCTGAATTCGCTCTCCTCCGACGTCATCGTAGTCATTTACTCCGCCGACGAGCCGCAGCTACACCGGATGGAGTATGGACTGCCCGATGCGATGTACCGCTGCGGCGCAAGCCCGGCAATCTTCGGCTCGCCGCAGTTCAAGAGCCGCTCGGCTTACATCCTGGTGGGCATCCCGGGTGTTGGCACCGGCGGTGGCGCCGAAGCGTACCAGGGCGACGTCGACAACGACACCGGCGCCTGGTGCGATGTGGGCTTCAACATCAACTCGCTGGGCAATATCGAGATGGGGCAGGGGGTGTACAAGCCGACCTCGCTTCGGGATTACAGCTACGTCGGGGATTACGACGCGACGAAGGGCGCCACGATCGGCACGAACCTGTACGGCCAGATGAACGCATCGAACATCTCGACCTATATCGCCGGGGCCGCGATCGATCTTGCCTTGATCAACAAGGCGAGCATCACCAACCTTGCGGCGCTGTCGGCGGTGATTGGCCTGCTGCGCAGCGCAACGACCGGGCAGCGCTACGAGTTGAGCGACCAGGGCTACCAGTGGTTCAACGCGCAGAACGTGGCTGTGATCCAGATTGGTAACTTCTGATGGCAAACCCCGTTATTCGCATCTGGAACGATGCCGGCACCGAGGTGCTCTTCGACTCATGGACAGACGACGTTCTGTTCTTCGTCGAAGAGCACCCGGTCGAGTCGCCCAACTACACCAACCGCCAGGTGGTCTACAGCTATCCGCAACTCGCCGGCCGCAAGATCGTAGCGTTCATGACGGCGCCATACAACTACGGCTCCCGGCGCGCCTGGGCGTTGCCTAGCTGCCGGGTGAGCTACAGCGGAACCACTCCGGTGGTGACGGTGTTCCTGGATGACGAGCGGACTGAGTTGCCGATTGCTGCTGGCATGTTGACCGTAATGCTGTCGGGAGTGACGCAATGACCGCAATTTCTCGCGTGGTGAATTCCCGCGGCCATTACACGATCGACCGGGAGCGCGACGGCTACGGCTATATCGGCAAGTACCAGCTAGCGGGCGGCATCAGCTCGGTGACCTTCACGTGCGCAGGCTTCCCGCTGATTTTCTTCAGCATCCCTTACAACAAACCCGACCCTGGCTCAAAGGCGGTTCGGGATGCTTACGGGGAGGGGCGATACGGCACCGTCTTGGTCGGCGTGAAGAACAACGGCAACGGCACATGGACGGCGACTGCCATCTCCGGTGCTGGCGAATACCTTCGCGTCTTCGGCAAGGTCAGCCAGAACTGGCCTAATGGCAGCGGACGGGTGCCGAACCTGAAGCTTCGGGGCGACGACGGCACTCTCCACTTCGATGCCGGGGTGCGCATGCTGAAGCTGGCCGGCGACACCTACGACATGGAGCTCGTGCTCGACCACCGCGTGCCGGCATGGACGGAGCCGACGAACAAGTACGACCGCAGCTACACGGTCCCATTCGATTTGAGCAACAAGTCGATTGCGGCAGCCTGCCGGTGCACCATCGGTATGCCGTACGACTACAACTCCTACATCGACTTCGACTCGGGCCAGAGCTACACGCAATGGCACATGACGTACTACGACACGCTGTATGCGGGCGTGGGGAGCACCCTTCAGGTGAGACGCTGCATCACTGAGAGCGGGCCTGATTTCGAGACCACCGGCTTTTACACCGTCGGGGCCAGCACGATCACCACCTACTCGCGCCTGGCCGTGATCGACAACACCAAGTACCCCTGAAAGGACGACATGCCTATCACGAAAACCGTGCAGGCCGATAACGGCATCACGATCGGCTATCACCGCGCAATCCGCGTGGAGGTGGACCTGGTGGCCAACACCGCATTGGTGACGGTGAACTCGCACGCGACCGAGCAGGCAGCAGTCGATAAGCTGCCGCTGGCCTGGCAGTGGCGCATCCCGGTACCGGTCGACGAGCTGGCAGGCGACGAGCCGACGCTGCTGGGCGAGGTCGAGCGCGCGCTAGTGTCGCTCGATGCATCGCCGTTCGCCGGCGGGGAGCGCGTGGACGACGTCAGCGAAACGATCGAAGCGGCCCGTCAGCGCGCCTGGATCCGCATCAAGGCTGCGCGCGCGGTTGCGGAAGACGGCAACTTCACCTACGACGGTGGTACCTACGAAGCTGACAAAGTGCGCATCGGCGGCGCCGTCCAGTTGGCGACGCTGGCCAAGGCCGCCGGCGCCCCGTACAGTGAGACTTGGACCCTGGTCGACAACTCGCAGCGAGAGCTCGATGCCGATCAGGTGATTGCGCTGGGTATTGCGCTCGGCCGGCACGTCTCCGGCGTCTACGCCACCGGGCGCCAGTTACGCGCCCAGATCGAAGCAGCCGAAACCGCTGACGAGGCTCAGGCGATCGGGTGGCCGACATGAACATGCGCATCGTGTACGACAACGCTCTCGAGCGGGCGACGACACTGACCGCATCGAGCGAAGCAAGCAGCCAGATGTCGGCCGCAAAACTGCGCATCGACGACAAGGACACGCTGTGGCGCGCCACCGGTACCGCTGCCGCGCTGCGCCTTGCGTGGCCGACCGCTGAGGTCCTGGGCTGCGCCGTGCTCGCGCCGTGCAACTTCTCGCCCGCAGCGACGATGCGCGTGCGGCTGACGAACGAGACGCCGACCACGAACGTGCTGACGGCGCCAAACGACTTCACGAACGCCGCCTGGGCCCGGACGAACCTGAGCCCGACCCCTGGTGTCGCCGGCCCCGACGGCACGAATAGCGGCACGACGCTGACCGCGACGGCAGCAAACGCCGAGATCAAGCAGACGCGCACCGTCACGGCCGGCCCTAATGCCTCGTCGATCTTCATTCGGCGCCGCACCGGTACCGGCGCAGTCTCGATCCGCAACGCGGCGAACACTGCGTGGATTCCGCTGACGCTTTCTGCCGGCTGGACGCGCGTGAGCAACGACGCCGGCGCGACTGGCACGAGTGCCCTGGTCGACATCCTGATCGCGACGTCAGGCGACGCCATCGACGTAGCCTATGCCCAGCTCGAGGCGGGATCGATGACGTCGTACTACCCCGGTACCCGGCCGCTGGGCTACATCGACGGCTGGCAAAGCTACGCCTACGACAGCGGAGCGGTTCTGTGCTGCCCGGCGCCGGCGGTGAAACTGCGCGGCTTTACTGCGACCCAGGCGGCGAGCGCGTACGCCTACGGTGGCGGCACCTATGCCGTCGTCTGGTGCCCGCAAATGCAAGCGGTGGGCATGGCGATCGACATCGTAGACCCGGGCAACCTGCAGGGCTACCTGGAAGCGGCCTGCTTGGCCGCCGGGCCGTACTGGTCGCCACAGTACAACGCGTCGGACGCATCGCTTACGGTGGTCGACACGACGGATCTGTACCGCAAGGCCTCCGGCGCGCAGGGAGCGGACCGCGGCTTTACGTACCGCCGCCTTCCGGTCGACCTGTCGGTTATGCCGGCGCCGGACCGCGCTGCGTTCGCGAACATCACCCGCAACAGCCGGGCCTACCCGATCCTGGTCAGCGTCTACCCGGGTTCGGCCGATGCTGCTCTGGAGCGCGACAACATGGTCTACGGCCGACGCACGAAGGATTCGGACATCGCCATCCAGTACGCAACTGCCTATGGCAGCACGGTCGAGATCGAGGAGATCTGATGAAAGGACTCGCATGACACTACGCGTCGCTTTTTACAAGGGCACGCACGCCGGCCTGCCGGGCGTCTATAACCGCTTGGTTCGCTGGTGGACGCGCAGTCCGTATTCCCACGCCGAACTAGTGTTCTCGACCGGCTACGCCGCCTCATCGTCGCAGATGGATGGCGGCGTGCGCTTCAAGATCATCGACTTCGACTCGGCCCTGTGGGATTTCGTCGAGGTGCCGGCTGGCCTGACGGTCCTGGCCTGGCTGTGGTTCGAGGAGCACGAGGGCCAAGCCTACGACCTGCTGGGTAACGTGCATTTCGTACTCTCGCCCGTTTCCGACGACAAGCGCAAATGGTTCTGCAGCGAGGCGATCGCCGCGGCGCTCGGCATGCCGAACCCTGAAAGATTTGACCCGGGCACGCTCCATGCGGCCCTGACCTACATGACCCAACCCGCTTCGGCGGGTTTTCTTTTATCTGCAGTGCCTCCCAATCCATGAGGACGAAAATTATGAGCGAACCAATTTCCAGCGCAGCAGCTGGCGCAGCTGGCTGGAAACTGCTAGGCGGCGCGGCCGGTGCAGGTGCCATCGGTGCCGGCCTGGCCTCCATCGTCGTCATGTGCGCGATGACGCCCCGGAGCCCGAAGGAGTGGGCTGTCGGGATCATCTCGACAGTCGCCGCTTCCGTCGGTGGCGGCGCTGCCGTCATCCAGCATTTTGGCCTTCAGGCCTGGGCCAACACGCCAATCGGCCTCGTCGCCATGTTCGGCTTGGTATTCGCCTGCGGCCTGCCGGGCTGGGCGGTCGTACGCTGGCTGTTTAACTACATCGCCAAGCGACAAGGCGCCGACATCTCGGAAGTGATTCATGACGTCAAGGAGATCATCTGATGACGCCCGCTGAGTTCATCGCCCAGATCCTGCCCGGCGCCCGCGCGTGCCAGAGTGCGACCGGCATCCCCGCTAGCTTCACAATCGCCCAGGCGGCCCTGGAATCGGGCTGGGGCAGGCGTGCGCCTGGCAACAACCTGTTCGGCGTGAAGGCGGATAGGGCCTGGAAGGGGCCGACCGTCGACGTCCCGACTCACGAGGTCATCAACGGCAAGCGCATCGCCATCACCGACAAGTTCCGAGCCTACCCGAGCTGGACCGCCTGTGTGCTCGACCGGGCGGCGTTCTTCAAGGCGAATCCGCGCTACGCCGCCTGCTTCCGCGAGAAGACCGGCGAGGGCTGGGCGCGCGCGGTGGCCGCCGCTGGCTATGCGACTGATCCGAGCTATGCCGCGTCGCTGATCGCGGTGATGCGCGGTCGGAACATGGCGCAGTACGACGCGGTGCCAGCCAGGGCGAAAGCATGAGCGTCGAAACCGCATTCCTCCTAGGTTGTGGTCTTGGCGCCCTGGTTGCCGGCGTCGTTGTGATCTACGCCGTTGGTACGTGCATGCCCTACAAGTGGAGGCGAGGGTGATCGCCGCCACCCTGGCGCGGTACAAGCTGGCCGCCGAGATCCTGGTGTTCAGCGCGCTGGCCTGCGCCGGCGTCTACGGTGTGCACCGGGTGCTCGAGCATGCGCGCGAGGCTGGCAGGGCTGAGGTCCGCGCCGAGTGGGAACGCCAGATCGCCAGGGACGAGAAGGCTGCAGCTGCCATCACCGAGGCCTGGCGCGGCGCCCGCGACAACGCAATCACCGATGGAGCGAAACGTGAAGAAACGATCCGCAGCCTGGCTGCTACCTCTGCCGCTGCTGCTGGCGGCCTGCGCGACGCCGTCGCCAAGATCGACCGGGCCGTGCCCGACTATTCCGCCGATGCCCTACGTGCGCTCACCAGCACCTACGGGCAGCTTCTTGCGGAGTGCAGCGGACGACGCAGCGAAGTGGCAGAAGAGGCTGAGCGACTCAACAGCGAAAAGCGAACCTTGATCGAGGCCTGGCCCACCAGCGCGCCGGCGCCCAACACCAAGCAGTAAGAAAGGCATGCATGACTCAAGCAATCAAGTACGACCCGAAGCTGCGCGAATACGCGACCCCGCAACAGGCGATCTACCTGGACGCCGTCATCGAGCACGGCGGCGAGCGGCCGGCAGCCCGCGCGCTGGGCGTGAGCAAGAGCGCGGTGCAGGGCTCGCTGGCGCGCCTGAAGGTAGCCGCAGCCGCCCGCGGCTACGCGCCCGAGTTTGACCTGAAGCACCCGGTGGCGCCTGGCCAGATGCTCAAGGGCACGTCGACGCTGTACAAAGACGGCCAGCCGGTGCTGCAGTGGGTAAAGACCCGGGCCGACCAGGCGCAGCTGGAAGAGTTCATGCGCGCCGCCGCCGAGGCGATGGCCGAGGAGTTGCCACGCGCCCGGCCGACTAAGGCCCCACGCACGACAAACGATAAGCTGGCCAACCTCTACACCCTGACCGACAGTCACGTTGGGATGCTCGCGTGGCATAAGGAAAACTTGGCCGCGAATGGGGACTGGGATCTGACGATCGCCGAGCGCACGCTGGTGGGTTGCTTCGAACACATGGTCAAGGCAAGTCCACCTGCGCGCGTTGGCATCGTCGCCCAGCTCGGCGATTTCCTTCACAGCGACGGCATGGGCATGATCGAAGGCCGTACGCCCACCTCTGGGCACGTTTTAGACCAGGATGGCAGGTTCGCGAAGGTCGTTCAGACGGCCATCCGGATCCTGCGACGCGTCGTCGGCTTCGCCCTTGAGCGGCACGAGAAGGTCGTCGTGCTGATGGCGGAGGGCAATCACGACCTGGCGAGCTCGGTCTGGCTGCGCGCCATGTTCAAGGCGCTGTACGAAAACGAGCCCAGAGTCGAGGTGATCGATTCCGATTTGCCATATTACGTCTACCAGCACGGGAAAACCATGCTGGCGTGGCACCATGGGCACCTGAAGAAAAGCGATCAGCTTCCACTCCTCTTTGCCGCGCAGTTCCCGCGGCTGTGGGGCGACACGGAATTCCGCTATGCTCACACGGGGCACCTTCATCACCTGGCCGAGAAGGAGCACTCCGGCATGTATGTGGTTCAGCACTCCAACATCCCGCCGCGAGATGCCCACTCGTCGCGCGGCGGTTGGATGAGCATCCGGCAGTGCACAGCCATCACCTACCACAGTGAGTTCGGCCAGGTCTGCCGAAACACGGTCACTCCAGAAATGCTGGTGGCAGCATAGTGGAATAGATGCGCCTCTCGTGCGGCCGGGTCAGGACCCGCATGGCGATATGGAGCGGCACACCTGCCTCAGAAAGTGCGCGCGCCGCTACAATATTGCCATGTGCCTGGGCGGCATTCACGATAGCATCAACGAGTAGCGCGGTTGCGCGGTCAGTTCGGCGGCTCATATTGCGATTCTGGCACGCTTTCGCGAACGGTGTTTGATCTATATCAAGCTGGGTTGATATACTGTCTAAATGTACAGTATCGTCAAATGCTTACGAGACCGCGGCGCGCCGCGTACTAATCAGGAAATTGCCGCCGACGAGGGCTTCGAGGGCGAGCTGCGCTTTTCGTCGTCCGGCGCCGCTGCGGTTGCGATCCTGATCGAGCCCGACGACGAGCACATGCGCCCGATCATTCCGGCGCTCGAGCATGCCTGCCTGGTGGCGATGCATGTCGACATGATGCGGTTCCGCGGTATTGAGCGCGATAAGGCTGGGGTAGGGTACGAGCAGGAGTGGTCGGTGAGGATCATCGGGTACGGTCCGCCCGATGTCGATGATCTTCACTTGTAGGCTGCTGAACTGGGGTCGGCGTCAGGCTGCGCTCGAAATAACAATGACAGGTGCTGGCTTTTGAATGGTGCCGCAATAGTCCGCCCACACCTGCATGAGCACCTTGCGCTTCTCGATTAGATCGCCGCGTCTGTAGGCCGCCTCCACCTTGTCGGGGAGCTGGTGAGCCAGGGCATGTTCACATACCTCTCGCGGGAATGAGTTTGCGGCCGACTCCGCGCACCAGTCCCTAAATGTGGACCGAAAGCCGTGCACCGTCAGGTCATCGCGCCCCATCCGGCGCAGAACCGCCGAGAGTGTCATGTTGGACAAGCCGACATCCTTTCGCATTCCAGGGAATACGTGATCCTCAACCCTATGCATCGAGGTGACGACCGCGAGTGCCGCTGCTGAAAGGGGTACGCGGTGCTCCCGGCCGGCCTTCATGCGCTCCTTCGGCACCGTCCAAATGGCAGAGTCCAGGTCGATTTCACTCCAGAGCGCACCTCGGACTTCGCCGGATCGTGCAGCCGTCAAGATGCCGAACTCCAGTGCGCGCGCAGCCACCCCGCCGCAAAGCCGCAGCTTCACCATGAAGTCGCCGATTTCTTGCCAGGGTAGCGCCGCATAATGCTTGACGCTGGTGATCTGGCTCGGATCGGCCAGCAGGTGCTCGAGGTGGCCGCGCCATCGCGCTGGGTTATCGCCGGCGCGGAAGTGGCTTACGGTAGCCCAGTCCAGGATGCTTTCTATCCGGCCGCGCAGCTTGCTCGCCGTCTCGGTTTTCGTCGTCCAGATGGGCTCCAGTACCTTCACGATCAATGCGGTGTCGACTGAGCTTACCGGCAGGTTGCCAATGATCGAGCTTGCATAATTTCGGATGGAGGATTCCCAGTGCCTGGCATGTCCCTCCTTTTTCCAACTGCTCCGGTGGGCCTTAATGTATTCCTGCGCACAGTGGTCGAAGGTCACAGTTTTCGCCTGCTCCAGGGCAATCGCTAATTTGGCTGCGTTCCTGGCTTCGAGTGGATCGACACCGTCAATCAAGGACGTGCGATAAGCCTTTGCCTTCTCGCGCGCCTGGGAAAGGGTGATAGTATTCAGGGACCCAAGCCCCAT